ATGGCGGCAGCAGTTCGAAAATGCGCCACATTTATAGAGGAAAAGATTGGAAAGCACATAGATGTCACTACTATGGCATACAACCGCCTCATGAACCATATCCGCCACATGGTATCAAGAGCCGCGACCGGAGAAAAATTAAAGGTTGATCTCAATCAGTTTATCGAGAAAAATTATCCGGAGTCATTCGCACTGGCAGGTGATATATGTAAGGAGCTTGGAAAGGACTTAAATCATGAGTTTTTGGACAATGAGACAGGCTACCTTGCCATACATATCGAGCAGATTAAGTGTGATGAGATGATAAGTGAATAAAAAATGTGAAAACCTTCCTGCACATTAGGTTATGTACAAATCTCTTGCAATGTGGTACACTACATAGTTGTATCAACAAACATCCGATACACAAAATACATATGAAATCAATTTAAAGGAGATATATATACCATGAAACTCGGCATCGTTGCTACGAGGGGTATTTAACATAGTTCATTATATCCTCACGAACCGCAACATACCTCAATTTTACGATGTTTCACATGAAATCTTAATTTTATATAATTCGTTATATATTCACATAAATAAACAAAAAATGGTACACTATTGGTACATGAATGGTACATGGAAAAACCTTATGCATGACAATAATTAGAGAAGAACATGGAAATGCTCTTCTCTTTTTTTATGCAACAATTTAGGCATAAGGAGATGATGTTATGTTTGACGATGAAGTGAGAGAACAAATATTTGCTAAAAGTGAGTTACAAAAAATCGACTTAATGACATTGTCTCTCGTCATTAAAGCAATAGAGGAAGTCTTGGAGGAAAATAACGATGAACATGCCGTATCAGCAACCAATGATGAATTATACACCTAATTATGGAGCATATCAGTACAACCCAATGGCAAACTATCAGAGATACCAACAGCCCGAACCAACACAAGGCATAAGTGGCAGAGTAGTACAGGCAGTTGAGACTATCAATCCCAACGAGGTGCCGATGGATGGCAGTGTGGCATTTTTCCCAAAACAGGATTTAACAGAGATATATGCCAAGAGCTGGAATGCTGACGGAACAATCCGCACATTGACTTTTAAACCGGTTTTGAATGATAAGACAGACATGTTATCGGGCGACACGGAAAAACTTGAATTTGACCTATCAGAGAAAGCCACAGAGGGTATTATGGCAAAGCTCAACGAACTATCAGAAAAAATTGAGCAATTATCTTTAGGAGCGCAAAGAAAAACTCCACGAACGCAAAGTAAGGAGAGTGAAAAAGCATGAATGTAATGGGAATAATGCAACAGATAATGAGCAATAATCGTGTAATGGGAAATCCAATGATTAAGAATGCAATGAGCATGGCTCAAAGCGGAAACAGCAAGGGAATTGAGCAAATGGCAAGGAACCTATGTAAGGAAAAAGGCATTAATCCTGATGATGTAATGAAGCAGATTAGAGGTAATTTTGGGATATAGCATATGAGAGAACGTGCGCACGGCTCTTTATGAAATAAATTTTGGAGGTAAAACAGATGTTCAACACAGGAAATTGTCCAAGCGTACCTATCGTGGCGAATTTGGACGGAAACAACAACGGAAATAACTGGAATGACGGCTCATGGCTTTGGTTCCTTATCGTAGTATTTGCGATATTCGGAGGCTGGGGTAACGGCTTTGGTGGTTTCGGTGGCACTAATGGCGGTGTCGGCAGTGAAATCCAGAGAGGATTTGATAATTCAGCAGTTATCAGCAAGTTAGACGGCATTTCCAACGGACTTTGTGACGGCTTTTATGCCATGAACAACAGTATGCTCACAGGTTTTAATGGTATTAACACAAATATCATGCAGACCGGATATGGCATACAACAGGCGGTAAACGCTGACACAGTTGCTAATATGCAGAATACCAACGCTTTACAGTCACAGCTTGCTAACTGCTGCTGTGAGACGAGAGAAGCCATCCAGGGAATTAATTACAACTTAGCAACTAACACTTGTGCTTTACAAAACACAATGAATAGCAACACAAGAGACATCATTGATAGTCAGCAGGCAGGAACGAGGGCTATTCTTGATTACTTATGTACAAAGGAAAATGCGGATTTGAGAGATAAGGTGCAGAAACTTGAACTTTCTGCTTCACAGGATAGACAAAATGCACTTCTGACTACTGCAATGACAGCACAGACACAGCAGATTGTCAACTCTGTAAATCCTACGGCTATTCCAGCTTATGTTGTGCCTAACCCAAATGCTTATGCATATGGCTGTGGTTGCAATACCGGCTGTAATTGCTAAAAATGAATAATTGAGTATCTTAATTGAGTTTAACTCAATCTAAACCGATTAAAAACTGTTTTTAGTCGAGGATTAGTCCAAGTTTAGTCAAGAGTTAGTCGAGATTATGTCTGCTAAGCAGTATTACTTGATGTTACCGACACAAATGTCGGGAAGATAAAGGGCAGACTATAATGTTTGCCCTTTTCGCACATTGAAAACTGAATATTAGTTGATGATTTGTAAATTTGATTTTAGAAATTGAATTTTGGGGTTGACTTTTTGTGCCACATAAAATATACTTTAATTGTGCCACAGAAAGTGAGGTGTTTAAAATGTCTCCACGCACAGGTAGACCTAAAGCATTACAACCAAAAACAATAGAGGTTAAGGCAAGGATTGATGAAAAGACAAACAATAGACTTAATCAGTATTGTGAAAAACACAATGTAACAAGAACAGAAGTTGTCAGAAAAGGGATTGAAAATGTTTTAGACAAAGAAAAAGAGTAATCGCTAGATTTGACCGTCACACGATTACTCAATGCACCAACTCCGAAAGAGATTGATAAATCTATCATATCAGTTTCTTTCGGAAAATCAAGTATTTTTTGAAAGGATAAGATATTATGGAATTAGAACGCAAGAGTATTGATGAAATGACAAAGGCAGAGCTTAAAAGGGAGCTAGATGGCCTTAGATGTGAGTATGACACATTAAAAGTCAAGGATGACATTATCAAGATATTAGACCGTATGCCAACGAGCATTGAGCTAGAGGAAATAAGGAAGTATGCCGAAAAGGTGTATCAGAAGTCTATAGATAAGCATTGGTATTTTCTGAATGGAGTACACGACAACATCTGCAATATGGTAGACAATCTATTGGAAACAGGAGATTATAGCACACTAAACTATCTGAACTGTTTTGTATATGGTAAGTTATTAGACGAAAATCCGACCGCAACGGAGGGAGTAAAGACAATGACAGGCGATATGGAGAAACTGTTGCTGAAACACTTAATGGCAGAGAGAGGCGGTGTGGCATAATGAATGCGATTAACAATGTAATAGATATGAGAACACCTATTGAAGTTGCACTTAACATTGATAGCGAGGGTATGACAACAGCTAGAAAGTTGTATGACTTTTTAGGGCTGGCACAAGGGCAGTTTTCAAGGTGGGCAAAAACTAATATTACAGATAATGAGTTTGCTACAGAAAATGAGGATTATTGGGGGTTCGACATTGATGTCGAGGGTAACAAAGCGGTAGATTACAAGCTCACTGCTCATTTTGCCAAGAAGTTATCTGTTAAAGGTAATTCAGAGAAAGCGGAACAGGCAAGGGAATATTTTACAACTGTAGAGGAAAGAGTAAAGCAAAAAGCTATTGATATATCCCAATTGTCACCCGAGCTTAAAATGTTCAACACAATCTTTCAGTCAGTAGCACAGCAACAACTTGAACAGAAACGACAGGCGGAGCAGATAAATAAAGTTGAGCAGACTGTTGACAATATGAAAGAGATATTTACACAGCCTATCGGAGATTGGAAAGCTGAAATCAATGCAAGGGTGCGTGAAATTTCAATCAAGAGCAAAATTGACTATCAGATACTTTACAATCAACTCTACGGAGAATTGGAAACCACTGCACATTGTAGCTTAAAGAGATTGCAGGACAATAAGAAAAAGCGCATGGAGAAAGCGGGCAATACCAAAACAGCAATTAAGAATGAGACAACAAAAATTGCTATTATCTTTGAAAAACCACAACTTAAAGCTATTTTTGAAAATATCGTCAAGAAATATGCTATGAGTTATTGTGCATAATCAAATTTAGAAACCATCAACTAATATCGGTTGGTGGTTTTTTATTTTATGAAAGAGAGGTAATAAAAATGGCTGAATTTTCAAGCATTGCAACACAGACAGTTGCAGTAAATGGGAATGTATTATTTACAGATGCGCCAACATCTGTATGCAATAAAGGATATATTTCGCACAGAACAGGGAGCGGATTAATTAACCTTAAAGGCGCTACCAATACTTGTAAAGCAAAGTACAGAGTAGAATTTAACGGAAATATTGCAGTTCCTACAGGCGGAACCGCAGGAGCAATTTCATTAGCTATTGCTGTCGAGGGCGAGCCGGACTTATCTACACTGGCAATCTCTACACCAACAGCAGTTGAAGCATTTAACAATGTGTCTATGGCAACAGATGTATGGCTTCCTTGCGGATGCTGTCAGGCAATTTCTGTCAAGAATACATCTGCACAGGCTATCAGTGTTGCAAATGCTAACATCACAGTAAATCGAATTGGTTAGGGGGCGAGAGTATGCACGTTGAAAGAATACACAAAATGCAGGAGTGCCTTACAGAGAAAGCTGTCAACGAGCTTGAAAAGGGCGTTGAGAATGTTGACACTTCCGAGATGGGACAGGTCGTAGATATGATAAAAGACCTTGCAGAAGCTGAGTATCATTCAATAATTTCCAAGGCTATGAAAAAGGCTAATGAAGAGGAAGAAGAGTACGACAAAGAACTCCTAAGAAGTCTTAAGGCAGAATATGGCGAAGAAAGTGGCAGAAGATATTACGACCAATATCGCTATGCAAATGGCAGATTTGCCCCAAAAGGTCATGGAATACGCAGAGGATATGAGGAACCGCCTTATTATCACATGCCGGTAAACTACAACGACATGGAGTATATGCGTGACATGGATAAGAGCCAAGGTAAAATGTACTACTCTGAACCGATTGCACCACATGTGAGTGAAAGCAATTATGACAGAGCAAAGAGACATTATACCGAGACAAAGGAAATGCACAAAGGAGCTTCTACAGAGGATAAAGAGCATAAAATGAAAGCCCTTGACATGTACATCCGTGAATTAAGCGGAGACATATCGGAGCTTCTGAATGACATGACACCCGATGAACGCAACCTTTTGCGCACCAAAATGAGCAATCTTGCGTCAAAACTGTAATTATTAAGGCTATGGGTAGTAATGCTCATAGCCTGTTTTTCGCACATTGATAACTGAATATTGGCTAGTGAAAAATATTTTAAAATAATGCTTGACAATATGGTGTGACATAAATATAATAAAGGTGTGACAAGAAAGGAAGTGATGTTTATGTCACCAGCAGGCAGACCTAAAGTTGGCAATCCGAAATCAAGCAGATTTAGTATCAGACTTGATGAGGAAACAGAAAGAAAGCTGAAAGCCTATTGTGAACAGCACAATTTTACAAAAGGTGAAGCCATCAGAAGAGGAATACATTTACTTTTAGATAAAACGGAGGCTATTCATGAAAAGACAAAAAATAGGAACTTTTAACAACCTTAAAAATGGAGATTTGATAATCAGCCCCATTGATAATGAGGTCACTCAATATTATATAGATAAAGACGGAATAAAGTATTTATCTAGCAAGAACTCATTGTTTGGCATATTTCAATTTGATGCTGAAGATTTTTATTTTTATAATGGGGAAAAGAAATGTGGAGAAATAGATAAACACTATTTTCTCTAGTAAAAAGCCACTAGCTGATATTCGGTTAGTGGCTTTTGCTTTATTCAGAAAGGAGTATACAGGTGTTTATTAATGTTAATGATATATTGTGGCACATACAATTTAAAAAGCCCACATCAAGCGAATTAAGGCGGTCTGACGGCACTATAAGTTTAGGAGTAACCGACAACACAACCAAGACAGTAACGATAGCTGATAATGTGTCTGATTACATGGCCGACAAGATACTATGCCACGAGCTGGTGCATGTGTACTCATTCTCATACGGCTGTGACATTGACATAGAGACAGAAGAAATAATCGCAGACTTTATGAGCTTGTACGGACGGAATATTGTATACACGGCTGACAGAATATTTGATTTATTGGAGCAAAAATATGGATAAAATAGACAGACTATTAGAATACATACACCGGACTAATCCGGAAATGACGCGGCAGAAATTGATTGAGAAACTAGGAGAGAGTGACTACAGTGCCAAGAGCATTTATTTTTTGGCGATTCAAAATTCAAAGCCCCAAAAATTTTAGGATTCGAGAAGTACCCCCCTACATTTGACTTTTTGATTTCAAAAATCCGTTCGCAAAATTTTACAAAAACTTGTCGAGAACTTGCAAAGAACTCGCACCGCACTTTAATTGAGTAAAATTTTCTGAAAATTCAAACATTTTCCGCGAGCTGGTGCGCCTGACTTGTAACAACTTGCGCCCGGTACAGCTTGCCACGGCTCGACGGCTTGCAATGCTATAATTATATTTTTAGGCATTGTAAACGGCTTGTTTTGTGGCTTATTTTAGCGCACTTGATAAAATCCATGCTAGCACGTTTTAAAGCCCTTAAATCGTCAAATACACGGCTTTAAATGTATATATCATAAAATCATAGAATATTTTTGTTTATTTGTCAATGTACGCATACTCCGGATACGTAGCCGGACAACTTGCGACAGCTCCAACGGCTGCACGCTTGATTTTTGACACAACAAAAAGGGATATAAAATATCCCTAATAGTAACGCGTGATATATTTTCCGGCCACGTAGTCGCAAAAAAGCGTGGCCGGGTGAACGTGTGCATGTTTTTCGACAACTTGCAACCATTCACCGCTCCTTTGAACTGTGATTTTTAGTTCGTGTGATTCCATCCATTCTATACAATCGTACTTGATATAATCAAAGTCACTTATTTTCGGCACTTCATAGCCTAGCGCCTGAACGCGCTTATATATTTCCTTTTTCCCTAAATACTCATAATTAGACATAATACGCCCCCCTATCTATAACAAGCCTTAATTATTGGGCTTATATAGTTTTTGTGGTTTAGGTAGTTAGTAAAAGCCGCCCGGCGGTATTCCTTGCCACTAATAAGTGCAGTAACATCGTCACACGCGCCCCGATCCGCGACAGCTCTAAAAATATCCGTTATCGCTTTGCGTGTCTTTCGCTCGCTTGCTTGATATTCCGGCGCGCTTTGATATTTGCCGTTGTAGCGCGCTCTAATTTCCATTTCTACAGCGTCAAGACTGTTTAGCTCGTTGCCCATCCGTCAACCCTCTTTTCTGTTCGTGCATGGTTTATAGTTGCTTTTTGACCTTTTCGCGGTCTGTCGTGCGTTAATCTGTTTTTATTAGGTGTAAAATAACGCAAATCACCTATAAAGGGCGCACAATTATTTTTTCAGGCGTTGCACCTCTTGAGCCTAATGCAAATATAAAGGCATTTGCAAAACCTATTGGCGCGATTATTTACCGGACGCGCGGACGGAGTGCAATATATACAGCCGTAAAGCTGTATAAAAGCACCTATAAATAAAATAATTAAATTAATAATATAAGGTCTTAAAAGCCTTATAATAAAGCTAATAGCCGGAATCGAACCGGCTAAAACCCACAGCAAGCAAAAAAAGGCGGATTTACTCCGCCTTAAATGCTTTTATTCTTCCAGTAAATCTTCACGCAAAAACACAAAACCTTTAAGAGTTCCCGAACCAATCGCCACATCATCAATTCCGCAGTCAAACTCGCATTCGTGTCGTTCTTGCAGATCGTGCATTCTTTCAAAATTGTCATTTGTAAAGGCATTCTCAAAGTTATACATAACAATATCATCCGAATCACATTTTTTTAATTCCTCAATCAATTCTTTAACTTTCATAAATTATTTTATACCTCCATAAAGTAATTTTTCGGAGCGATTTTTTCAATAAACCACTCCGCAGACATTCCATTTTTTAATTGTTCCATATTTTCAAAAATCCGTAAAGTCATTTCTTGCGCTTCTTTCTGTTCATAGCCTTTTTTCATAATCATTTTACTCGCCTTTATAATATTGTTATATGTCTTCCTTTTCATTTTGTCCACCTCTCTAATAAAAAAATAAAAATAAACTGCCATACCCAATTATAAGGCATGACACAAAAAGCCCGAAAGCCTTTAAAAGCTCGATTAAATCTCTCATATTGTGCCCCCCTTAAATCCATGCTTCTTCATTGTAAATATTTTCATATGCCGGGAAATATTCCGGGCACAACGCGCAAAAATGTAATTGCATGTTTTTGGCCTCTGTCGCTGTTTTGCCGTTGTGCAACGCTTGACAGAACATATTTACAAGTTTACTTTGCATTTTGCTAATTTTTTTCAATTTCAAGTAATCATCTAAATACATGACTGTAAAATAATAACTGTATATATTGCCTTTAATATATAAGTCCTTTGCTCTAAATAAGGACTTTAAAAAACTCTTTTCGCTGTAACTATTGGCACTAAATTCATAGCCCTTGAAGCCACCATCGAATTTTACAATGCTATAGTTTAAATTATTTCTTTTTGCTATTTTTTCAATTTTATATCTCATATATTTACACCTCTTTAATATAAAGCCGGTGAACTTGCACCGGCTTAAATGCTAATTACTCGTTGTCATCGTCTTTCCAACTTGCCGGAACTCCGTCCCAAGCTGTGCCGAAATGCGTTACACCTAAAATATAAAGGTCTAACGGCTCGCAATAATAAACAAGTTCGTTAGTATATTCACTCAATCTCTCGGCATCGCTGTAATTGATGATAAAATACTGGAATACATCCAGGTAACAATCGTCCTCTTCGTTGTAGTCGGTACCACAATAAATATCGAACTCAAAACCGCTCGAAATCAAAGCTGGCATGATGTCATTGTTTAGTACTAAATCGTCACAACAAAACTCAATCATTGATTTATAGTCTTTTCTTGTCTCTTTTAATGTCTTTAATGCTTCCTTGCTCATGGTTTACACCTTTTTACACGTATGTTATAATATACGCGCCTTTCATATTATTTTGTTTGGTGCCTGTCGTTTGGTTGTCAGCTCTGCGACAGGCTTTTTTATTTTGTTCCTTGCCTTTCGACTTGACTATACATTATCATATTATATTAGTAATGTCAATACATAATTGCAAAAATATTGCAAAAATATTTATACTACTAATTAGAATAATATTTATATTCATAATTTCAAAATTATATATAATAAGTAATAAAACAATAATTGCAATAATACATGTAATTAATATTGACATAGTAATTTAATTGTTATATATTTATGTATAGCAATATTATTTATAGTATTATTGTTAGTGATTATTGATATTATTAATTTATATAATGAGGTGTAAAAAATGGATGAAAAGAAAATGATTGAAAACTATAAAAGCAGAGTAAAGAGACAGAATGAAAAAGCAAAAGAGAACTATGACAGAATAAGCGTCATGCTGCCAAAAGGCACAAAAGACAGAATACAGGCGCAAGGGCTGACAATTAATGGTTTTGTAAATCAATTAGTATTGGAAAAGCTGGACGAGCTGGAAAACAATAACAATAACAATGAGTGCCCATTTTAAAAATTATTGCAATTATGTATTGCATTTATGTATTTAATATGTTAATATAATGTCGTAGCAAAGAAACAGTTTAACTAGCGAGGTGGGAAAAAGTGAAAAGCTATGATTATATTGTTATCTCCGGTAACAATGAAGAAATTTACAGCACCAAAAAAGAAGTAAACAAAAGAGTTAAAGAGCTAACAAGTCAAGGAAAAACCGGCTACTTTGCAAAGTGGGACTTAATCAACGATGAAATTCTAGAAGGTAGTCAAGTAGATTTTTAAAATTGGAGGTATAAAGAGTATGAAATACAGAATAGTTGACGCAGACAACAGAGCTGAATACAGTAAGCCAAAGACTTTTGAAGAGGTCAAAGCGTGGTTTGAGCCAAACGCAGAGTTTGAAGAGGAGCATAACAAATGGGCGGAGATACAAGATATTGACGACATGAGAGATTATCTTATATGGGAAGCTCAAGGGATGAGACCTAATTGGAGAATAGAGGATTGCGAAGAGGATTAAGGGGGCGCAAGTATGAGAATAAAAGGAATTGGAACCATAGCAAAAAACAAGGCTATGGAAATATTGACCGCAGACGGCAGAAAAGCAGTTAAAAGCGGAGATATAACCACGGAAGAACTTGGAGAAATGTACAAGTTGCAAAAGGTCAAAGAGGCCTGTAAAATAGGTACTTGCGCCGACAGCTTCAACAACTCTTATGAGTGGATACCGAATGAGCTTAAAGAAGAGCTAACACCGGAGCAATTGGGCGCTTTAACAGAAGCATTTTATAAATGCTATGGAGCCGGTAAAAATGATAAAAGAGGGGATTAAAGCCCCTCTTTTTTAATGCTTGAAAAGCATTATTTAAAATATTATTTTTTCAATCCGTGGCTGTTCGGAATTGGTAAACAGCACCTTTTACAAGCCCATCCGCCTGTAAAGACATTCTTATTTTACCACAGTTTGGCATAATAGCAAGTGCTTTTTTAAGTCGGTTTTTATGACCGGCTTTTTATTCTATATATAATAATATATATGTGTGCGATGTGGTATATATTAATTAATACAGTTATTGTTATATATCCAATAATCAGTATATTGACAAAATAAGTAGAATTATATATTATTATCTTAAATTAAATTAATAAGCAGATGCCGGCTAGCCTGTATCGTTTGGAATTGCTCCAAGCGGTGCGGGCTTTTTTTATTTTGGCTTTTTGGGGGACGTGCTACATGTCAGACATTGAAATTTATGAAAATGATTTATTATTTTATCTAAATGAATTTTGTGAAGTAAATAAGATTGAGGATATTAAAAAAGAATCTCAAAGTGTATGGAATAGCGCTTTATATTATATTCAAAAAAAGTTATTTGATAGTAATTATTTTAAATCTAAAGATAACTACAATACAAATAATAAAGTATTTAAAGAGAGTAATTATAATAGTTATAATTTTGAATTAGTAATGTATGTATTAGATATATATATCTATGATATGTGTATGAAGTATGATAAAGAAGTTAGTATATTGGGTTTTAGTTCTTTAACTGGTATACCTGATAGTACTATTTATGACTGGGGGAAAAATACGCTAAGCTCGACCGCATCGGAAATTTTGGAAAAACTGAGGAAATATCAAGAAGAAAGTCTATCAAATAAGCTCGTGACCGGGGCAAAGAATCCTGTGGGAGTAATTGCAATACTTAATAGGCGTTATGGCTGGGCCTCACCATACACAAGCGATAGCAGACAGCAAGCGCGAGCGTTAAGCGCCAACGAATTACCACAATTGGGCGGTGCAAATAGTCAGAATATTAAAGCATTATCGAGTGATAGCATGGTTGATAATGCCAAGTAATTGTATATACAATACACACAATTCTAATCCCTTGATTTATAAGGCTTTGAGGGCTATTGAATTATTACAACTATGCACAAAACAGTTGTTTAGCGAAGAGTTGAAAGCATAGAAGTAAATTGTATATGCAATAGATACAATTTAAAACGCTTGATGTTTGAGAACCGAACGGCGTGCGCATTGGGTGCCCTAGGGGTGTGTACGAAAAGCAACAAACCGCCCCACTTAGCCCCCCAAATATCCGCCAAAACAAAAAGGCCTTTACTCATACCTTAACCGCACCAAGCAGTATTTATTATTATAACATAAGTTATATATTAATTAAACAACATACACAATAATAACATATATACATACAACTACGATAAAATATTAGTTATATATAATATATAACAGTAAAGGAGCTAACAGTGATGAAATTAACAGGATTTGAGTCGAGCAAAATTAATTCCGAAATGGTAAATCACCCTAGCCACTACAATTTGCCTGACCGGAAAGAGTGCATTGATGAAATGATTGACATTTACGGGCTTAAGGATGTGGCTAAATGGTGTGAAATTACTGCATACAAGTATAAATATCGTGCCGGGCATAAAGGTCCTGTGGCAGAGGATATGAGCAAGGCAGAGTGGTACATGGATAAAGCTCGCGAACTTAAGTCTAAGCGCAGATGGAAGATTTTCGACAAGATTGTTTATAAATTTATGCCAATGTTCCTTAAAGGCATATATGCATGGATAATTTTATTCTGCATGTTTTATGGAATACTCTTTTCTGACCGATGCTCAATGGCTGTTTCAATAGTGTTTTTGGCTCTTGCGTGTATAGCCGAGTCAATATTGAAAGAAAATGAAGATAATTAGATTTTGAGGTGTAAATCATGTTTGTACTAAAAATTGCAACAACAGTATGGCTGATAGTAACTGTGTTGGGGGTGGCAAATTCAGCATTAAACCAAAAAACTGATACTACCGCAATGCTCACTTGCGTTGAGGTTATGCTTGGTCAAATACTTGCCATAGCATTCATGTGGCAATAAATAGGGCATTCGCCAAGCGGTAAGGCACGGGATTTTGATTCCCGCATACGTTGGTTCGAATCCAACATGCCCTGCTCGGGGTTTACTTGGTTCCCCGACATTGGACTTAGTAGTTCCTTTCACCCTCATAGTGGAAAGCTGTTAAGAGCCGTCACAAGGCTCGTGAGGGTTTAATCGTGTATAATCCCACAATGCACGAGCGTGAAAGCCAACCTGTCGTAAAGACATCTGTAATAGGCAGAGTAGACATATATACCCCCCTTAATTAATTGTTAAACTAGGGCGACTCAAATCATATGAGTCTTAGGTGAGGTGCAAATCCTCACATGTCCTTTGCTGTAGGTTTCCTAGTTCTTTTCCTACAGCACATACAAATTTATATCTCCGGAGGGTGTAGCCACTCCTTAGACTTCACCCTCATTAACGGCATGTAGCTCAGTGGTAGAGCAGTCGGCTATTAGCTGATTTGTCGTGGGTTCGATTCCCAACCTTGCCGATTAAACTTACGACAGACTATGATAGCCTTGCCGTAAACGGTATAGAAAGTCCGTAGAGACTGTACAAAGGTAGCGACAAAAGCAGTTTCAATATAACAGTCACGCTACGGCTGTTATATTTCGCAGATATGGTGTAATGGTATCACAGGAGATTGCTAATCTCTCTAACGAGTAAAATCGTTATCAAGGTTCGAGTCCTTGTATCTGCGCTAGTCGGTGTGTACCGATTGTTGATGTGTGGCGGAATGGGTAAACGCTATGAAATGTCTATTGCAAAACGCAATACGGAGAAAGTATTTCTCAGGGGACATTATGAGAAAGTAAGTCTTTTATGTGTGGTTCAAATCCACACCACATCAATTACAACAAACTAGGTTAGCTACCGAAAAGCAGAACTACGACTGCCTGTTTGTTGTTATTACTAATCGTAGAGTTGAGCGAATAAGGCGGTACGCTCTTATTATCTTTCGTAGGAGGTAAATAAAATGGCAAAAATTAAAAATGAAAATTTTATAGCAATTCAAGGGTTTATGGTAAAGGAATTAGGTCTTTCAGGAAATGAACTGATTGCTTATGCTTTAATATATGGCTTTTCGCAAGACAATGAGAGCGAGTTTAAAGGGAGCTTGAATTATGTTGCAGAGTGGCTTAATTGCTCAAAGACAACAGCTTTTAATCTTCTAAACAAATTGGCTGATGATGGTTTTATTAAAAAGACGGAGAAAACTATCAATGGAGTAAAATTTTGCAATTATAGTGCAGTCAAACCCGATGATGAGGAATTGAAAAAAATAAAATTAAGAAAGCAAATCCGAAAAGAAAAAGAAAAAACTGAACGGAGTTCAAAAAAATTGAACACCTGTTCAAAAAATTATAATGGGTGTTCAAAAAAGTTGAACGAGGGTGTTCAAAAAGTTGATACTCATAATAATAATATAGATAATATAAAAGATAATATAAGTGAAACTATAGGAAAGGTACATACATCAACTAACATTGATGGAGAGGTACATACATCTGTTTCCGAGAAACAGACGGCAATGGTCACCCGACAGGAGATGCAAGCAAAGATAGATGATATGCTCTATAGATTCTCTGAAATCTGTGACAACAGTATTGAAAACGAGACAATCAGAAGAACAGTTAAAAGCTCATTTCACAGATACATGTGCCTGTACGAAAATTATTTTTGCAAGGTTCACCCAATCTTGACCGATAAGACACTTACTAATGTATGTCTGTCGCTTTCTAATGTGACCGATACAGAGCATAATCACTTTGAGTGGACAGATGTTTACCTAGCAGACGAAACAGGGCTTACTGGGCTTGATAGAATGGTTAATGAGCATTTCAGACGAACACATAGAAGAGAGACTAACTACTCGATAACGCATTTTGCTAAAAGCGACTATCTGCTACAGTTGGCGCAAGGCATTATAGAGTACTAAGCGGAGGTATAAATATGGCAAAGGGAGTTAAGACACGAAATATTGATTCATTCCGAGAGGGATTGATGGAATACGCATATGGCAGATGTTCACAGGCACAAGCTGCAAAGATTGCCGGCATGAGTGTGCCGACATTTAGGAAGTACGCAAATATGCACTTTTTAGGTATTCCATTCCCCGACACACTGTTTAAGGCGAAGGAGAAATGAGAAGCATGTGTGAATTTTGTTGCAAAACAGGAAAATTGGAAAAAATCAAGCAAGGAGCTTTTAGAGGCGGATATTATCCCGAAAAAAATGAAACACAAATCGTTGAATTTGAAAATGCATTTCATTTATTTTTCGGATGTAGCGACCCCTTTATGTCTGGAATTGAAATCGAAGATATAAAATTTTGCCCTATCTGCGGCAGAAAGTTGGTGTAGTAATGGCGGAACCTTTAAGTAAATTAACAGAAAAATGTAAAAGTTGTCCTAAATCTGAAAAATGTGACCATAAAAGAATGGAGTTATGCGCTTTAGCAGATTTGCCACCACAAAATCTTGCAAGTGCTACACAAGGTATTTTGATAGACAATATGTCGCCTATATTGAGGGAAGAAATAAAAAGTCCTTTAAGTCCATTTAGGTACAAAGACGAATTAGAAAAAGCACTAGATGATTTTCATTTTGGAAATATGTTTATGTATGGTGCTTAGAAAGTTGGTGAAAGAATGATATCGTACAAAATAGCATTGTTTATTTACTATCTCTTATCATTATGGCTCATAAAGAAATCCAAAAATATTAGAGAAGTCGCAGAAACGGGGTTTTTAAGTATTATATTTCTTTTGACAATGATTGTAGCGAACATTTAAGCATATAGAATAGGCGGTGGAAGAATGAAACATCAAAAAGAATGGCACACTTGTGACAGGTGTGGAAAAGAAATAAAAGTAGGACTGTTGGGTGTGAACTCAATCACGAGAAACGGCGTATTGAATACAACCTACGACTTATGCAATGAGTGCATGGAAGATTTTGAGGAGTTTATGAGAAATGATAGTTAATATGGGAACCCAAACCTATGAAATGAGCCACAAGCAGGCAAAAGCTATACTTGGAACGGCTAAGAAACTTGCAAATTGCAACATATACGGCATTGAAAAAGATAATGTGCTGATTATGCTGAATGAAAAGTATGAGGACGATATGAGCCTTAAAAAAGCCGTAGAGGAGTATAAGAAGAAAGGGTTCAAGGTGCATTGGAAATGAAGAAAACACGTTCAAAAATCATAATCAAAACAAGAGCTGGCGGTTACACAAAGATTTATGCCAATGGGAAATGGCAAAAGAAAGTGCGTGTTATTGATTATCACGCAGAATGCAGTAACAAAGGTGGTATAAATGTTACTTGCGAATTTGATAGATTGAAAACTGATAAAAATAGTTCGGTTATCTACGATGAAGCTAAAAAAGATTTTGCAAAAGAACATATAGTTGCAAGGATTTGAGGGAGCGTTTGAGTAATGAGCATGGCAGAAGTAATTAAATCAATAGAGCGTGAAGCGCTTAGAGAAGCACAATCGCACGAAATAGGCGGTAGAAATGGTGAGCCTATAGATTGTTCCACTTTAGAAGATGAACCTGTTATTGTGGCAGATAATGAAGCAGACAGGCAAGCGTTGAGAGATTGCTTTGAGGAGCAATAATTGATGGAATTGTGGAGGACAACAAAGATGAATAAACCTAGATTTCTTTTTGGAGATATTGTTGTTGTAAACAAGTCGGACATAGGAGTTATTTGTAAAACGTGGGAAAAATCAGACGGAAAATACGAATACGAAGTTTATGTAAGACTTGCAAACAGTATAATTACATTTGCGGAAGAAGATATTGACAGGTACAGAGTGAGACATAAATATCTTAGCGAAGAGGAAATGGAATGGCAGTGGAATTAAATGGCTGATTATCAGCAGAAAGGGGAACATATTATGGCTGATTTGAAAATATTTACAGAAAATATAGAACATGAAGCATTAAATCAGATATATACGCTTGTAAAACAGCCAGCATTTTCAGATTGCAAGATAAGAATTATGCCAGATGTTCATGCGGGAGCAGGGTGTGTTATAGGATTTACTGCTGATTTAGGAGAAAAAGTAATACCGAACATTGTTGGAGTTGACATAGGCTGTGGGATGTTTACTACAAACTTGGGGAATATTGATATTGATTTTGAGAGATTAGATAACGTCATTAGAGAATATGTTCCAAGCGGTAGAAAAGTTCATGGAGAAGAAAACTCATCTGTCGCAAGCGATATTATTGAAAAATTGTATTGCAAGGAACAGTTGAAAAATATAGATTGGCTGAAAAGAAGTTGTGGCACGCTGGGAGGCGGCAATCATTTTATCGAAGTTGATAGCGATAGCAAGAATAATAAATATCTTGTTATTCATTCGGGAAGTAGAAATGTCGGAAAGCAAGTTGCAGAAATATATCAGCAAATGGCGATTGATGATATATCGGGAAAATCGAATTTCAAACAAGATAGTGAGAAATTGATTGCTGAATACAAAAAATGTAAAAGAGAAAGAAAAATCAGCAAGGCTATCAAAGAATTAAAGCAGTCCTACGAAACAAATACAACTAAAATCCCTAGAGAGTTATCATATCTTGTTGGAAAACATAGAGAAATGTATTTACATGATATGAAATTATGCCAAGAGTTTGCGGAAATTAACAGAAGAGCCATTCAGAGCATTATTTGTTACTATATGGGTTGGAAAGTTACAAAAGAAACGGAACGATTTCAAACAATTCACAACTACATTGAACACGATACAAATATTGTTCGTAAAGGTGCTATTTCTGCAAAAACAGGCGAAAAGGTACTAATACCGATAAACATGCGTGACGGTTGCATTTTGGGAATTGGCAAGGGAAATGAAGATTGGAATTATTCAGCACCGCATGGAGCGGGGCGAACTATGAGCAGGTCAAAGGCAAAAGAAAGCATTTTATTAGAAGAGTATCAAAAAGCAATGGACGGAATATTTACAACATCTGTAAATACATCCACGATTGATGAAAGCCCTATGGCATATAAAACAATGGATGAAATAATTGGAAATATAAAAGATACCGTTGAAATAGTTGACATTATAAAACCGATTTACAATTTCAAAGCAAACGAATAAAAACAATTACCGGCTACAGATTGATTGTAGTCGCTACCCTAAAACATTTATAGGCAGAGGTCTATAAGCACCTTTGCTTTTTAAAAGTGGAGGTGCTTTTCTTATGGCTAGTCAGAGCCTTATTTCCACAGTTGATAGTTACGAAAATTACATAGAGAAAAATGGAATAGACGAGCAAGTAATTAATGCCTATGTAGACGCTTGCAGTGTAGCCATAAACGGCGAGAAAGATATTGAGTATGGACTACAACTCGCTAAGAGGGCAAAAGAGCTTATAGAGGGCTTCTGCACGGCTAAAACAAGTGGCACTATTTGGGATTTGGAAAAATACGCATTCGACCACAAAACCACATATGAGCTGATAAACAAAAAATATGAGGTTTTGCTACTTGAAGCTCAAAACAAAATAGTTGACAGCTATTTTCAGTACATAGAGAAAAAGCGTGAGCCTAAAGACCGATTTTATATGCCACGTAGGAAACAACTAATCAAAATCGGACTTGTGGACGCATTACAAGGCATGATTGATGATAAATACGACATATTGTGCGTGAGTCTAGTGCCCGGAGCTGGAAAGAGTACGATTGAGAAATTTTTTCATTCGGCAGTTGCCGGTTGGTTTCCAAAAGACTACAGCCTATTTTATTCGCATAGTGGTGATATTACTCAAATGTACTACGACGGAGTATACGACATTGTTACTAATGATGATGATTATGCATGGCATGACATTTTCCCTAATCTATCAGTTACAAGCACGAATGCTAAAATGAAGCAATTCAATATTGGCAAATACAAACCTTTTCCGTCAGTACAATGTACTTCTGTTGGAAGTAAGAATGCCGGAAAAGTCCGCGCAAGCAAATTTTTGCTAGTTGATGATATGATAGGCGGAATTGAGGAAGCCTTAAACCCTACAATACTTGATAAGTTGTGGGATAAATACGCAGTAGACGCAAGACAGCGTAAGACGCAAGATACGGACGGAAAGCCGTGTAAAGAGATACATATTGCCACTCGTTGGAGCGTACATGATGTTATCGGACGCATTCAAAACATGTATGTCGGAAATCCAAGAGTCAAAACAATATCGGTTCCTGATGTAGACCCAGTGACAGGAGAAAGCAATTTTGATTATGAGTATGGCGGTTTTACGAAAGAGTTTTTTGCCGACCAACAATTACTCATGGACGAAATCTCTTACCGATGTTTGTATAAACAGGAACCTATTGAGCGTGAGGGCTTATTGTTTCCCGATGATAAAATCCGCAGATATTTCAATCTGCCACATGGCGAGCCGGAAATTATCACAGCTCAATGCGATACAAAAGGAAAAGGCACAGACTATTTTGTTATGCCAATACTACAAAAATATGGCGAGGACTATTACTGCGTTGATTGCGTGTGCGATAATACGGCAGACTATGAAATGCAGTATGAAAATGCGACAAACACATTAGTCAATAATCAGGTACAAGAGTGTGAGTTTGAACGTAATGCCGGCGGTGACAGAGTGGCTATGGAAGTTAATAAGAGAGTTGAAAATAAAGGGTGGATATGCAACATCACTGATGTACCGACAGAAACTAACAAAGAAGCACGTATCTTTCAGTGTTCTAACTGGATTTTACAACATATTATTTTTAAAGACCAATCACTTTATAAGCCTAATGAGCCTTATGGAGTAATGGTATCACTGCTGAAACGATATTCAGTAACAGGCAAAAAACAGCTTGATGATGTTCCTGATGTTTTTTCAAACTTTGCCTTAAGAACGACACAAGGCAGTAGGATAGCAAAGGTTGAAGCAGTACACAATCCGTTCAGAGGAGGGCTTTATTAATGACAAAGGAAGTTTTATCACAGTATTCAGACTTACAAGAGGAAATCAAAGAGGTTAGAAAGAAAATTGCTAAATTGCAAGATGACCTTAAAAAGATAGAAAGTGGAGAAAGCGTGATTGACACTGTGTCAGGAGGCATGGGTGGCACACAGCACTTTAAAATCGAGGGTGTACCATACCCCGAATACGGACGCAAGCGCACATTATTGTACTCGAGAATGACTACGTTACAGCTTTTACAAGATGATTTGCTTGAAAAGACAAACGATGTAGAGGAGTTTATAGCAAGCCTTGATGATAGCAGAATGAGAAGAATAATTAATTTTAGATTTTTGGAAAATAAATCATGGTTACAGACGGCATATGCGCTTGGCGGTAAAGCCACGGCAGATAGCGTAAGAATGGAGTTTGAAAGATTTTTTAAGAAAATGTAAGTTTGTTCGTTCGGTTCGCTTAGAATGTGATAATGTGTAAGATGAAAAAAATGTAATTCGTTCATTACGAAAATCTCTTTTAAAAATGGCACTCACAGATTGTGGGCGCCATTTTTAGTGAAGCGAGGGTGACATGAATAATCAGAATATTAATATTGTACCAACAGGAAAACGGAGTGTAATGTGCCCTCGTTGCGGAAAGCTATTAACGTGGGTGAATAAAAATGATAAGAAGCACCACAAGGTAATGTGTACGCACTGCCGTAAATGGATATGGTTTTGGGCTGGCACACAAGAACTTCAAATAAAAGAGGTTCCACAGAGAACTTCTGCAAGTGGCATGAGGTTTTATTGATGTATAGATATGCGCATAAAAACGTAAGACCTTTTTCAGCTGTCTGCCATAATAATTACGGCAGACAAGTTATTTTCACACGTAAAAGGCAAATCACAAAAAATAACATAATCGAAGAACTGAATAAAGCACTTGTGATTCACGAACAAAACGCTATTGAGATTGAGTATCTTGACAGATACTATCGTGGTGACCAACCGATTTTGTATCGGCAAAAGGTAAATCGTCCGGAAATCAATAACAAGATTGCCGTAAATCTTGCGTATGAGCTTGTTGAGCGCAAAACCGCAGAGATGTGTGCCGAGCCAATCCAATATGTATTGCGTGGTACCGATAACCACAAGTCGGAAGAAATCACACAGCTTAACATTACAATGGACTCGGAAAGCAAACAGGAGTGCGACATAGACATACATCGCTGGAGGAGCATATGCGGTACCGGCTACAGATTTATCGGTAATGACGATGGGCAAGGGCAGTTGCTCGATGAAAGCGATTTTTATTTATCGTCTGAAAATCCAATGTATACGTTTGTTGTGTACTACTCAAACGGACGTCCGGCATTCTCTTGTCAAATCGGAGAGGACGAGAACGGAGCGAACATATACTATGTGTTCACTGACAATGAGTGGTTCGATATTCGCAACGACAAGATTTATGCAAGCGGAATAAACGGCAATAGAGCAATCCCGGTGATTGAATATCCAAACAATGCAAGGCGGTTATCTGACATTGAAATGACTATTGCAATCACAGACGCTATTAACGTGCTTACATCGGACAGAATTAATGGTGTCGAGCAATTTGTTTCCGCATGGGTGAAATTTGTTAATTGCGAGATTGACATAGACACATTCAGAAAAATGCGACAAGAGGGAGCATTGGTAGTTAAATCTAACAATGGTTCAGATAACAAGGCTGATGTTGATGTAATGACGAGCGAGCTTAATCAGACAGAGGGACAAGTGGTATTCACTGACCTCTTTGAAAGATTTTTAAGCATTCAAGGTCTTGCAAATCGTCAGGGCAATACAGGCGGTGATACCGGTTCTGCCGTAGAACTACGAAACGGGCATTATGACGCTGGGCTTAGAACGGCTATTAATGAGCCTATCCTTAAGAAATCGGAGAGAATGGCACTTAGGCTTATTCTTAACAGGCTGAGAATTAATAAGGGCTTTACGCTTATGCCTAGTGATGTTGAGATACACATTAATCATAATAAGCTAGATAACATGCTTGTTAAAGCAGAGGTGCTTGAAATATTACTTAGGTGCGGTATCAATTACAAGAGGGCTGTCAAGACGATTGATATGTTTAGCGACCCTGAACAAGTCACTCTTGAAAGCGCTAAGCGTATGGAAATGCTATTCCCGGAAGAACAGCCGACAACAGCTATACCTAACAATAATAACAATGATAAGAACAATGGAAAGACAGCCGATGAATAATTGGCTGTCAATTTATTTTGGAGCTTGATATGGCAGACGAAATCCACGCACTTAACAAAAATGAAATACAAGACATAGATTATGACACATATTTTGGTGAGATGGATTTATCTGACGAGGAAAAGGAAGATAGAAAAAAACTTGCTGAAAAGTTTGAAAAAATCTTTGTTATGCTATTTGCCTTGTTATCCGGCAAGGAAGAAACAGAGATAACCACTATCACCAAAGAATTTATTATCAGATATGAGAGCATTGCCACGCAGTATTGTAAGGCAAAGAAAACACCCTCATATATTACAGACTATGCTCGGTACATTGTGAATGAGGTAGTTGACGCTACCACGCAAAATACTGACGTAGAGTATTTTACTTCACAAAAGCGGGCAAAAAATGTAGCTGCGAATGAAGCTAATGCAGTCGGCAATTACAGATTGCAAACCGATATGGTGAAACAGGGCTACAAAACAAAAGAGTGGCGTTCAAAAGAAGATTCACATGTCAGACCTACACATGCAGAAGTTGACAGAAAGAGAATTGATATTTTTGAGCCGTTTGAGGTTGGAAATTCACTGATGATGTTTCCAAAAGACCATTCTTTAGGGGCACAGGTAAAAGAAATAGCAGGGTGTAGATGTACCCTTAGATATTTTAAATAATCAGCGATTGTCAATTACGACAGTCGCTTTTTATTATACAAAATTTTGCACCTATGCGGTAAATAGGAGAACTCAGCAGGAGCGACCTGCGGTAACAAAAGCGTGAGTAACGGAGGTAATTATGACAAGAAATGACGTATTGAAACTATTTCCAGAAGCGACAGACGACCAGATTACAAATTTGCTTAATCAGAACAATTCGGAAGTTGCTGAGGAAAAAAACAAAGCAAGCCAGTACAAGACTAAGGCTGATACGGCAGATGACTTACAGAAACAGCTTGATGACTTACAAGCAGGTAATATGACAGAACTTGAAAAGGCAAATAAAGCCTTAGAGACAGCCAATCAGCAGATAGCCAAGCTACAGAAAGATAAAGCTGTCAGAGACTTGCGTGAGAAGGCTATGTCAGATTTTGGAATTACAGCAGAACAGGTAAAGACAGTAGTAAAAGAGGATGGCTCTTTTGACACAACATCACTTGGCAAGATTATTTCCGACATGAAAGCCAATGCAATCGCGGAGTATGAGAAAAACGCACTCAACAATACTCCGAATCCGAGCAATGGCGGTAACAATAATGAACCCGACTCAAAGCCAGCAGATGTAGCAAATGCAGAACAAATCTCATTCGGTACAGTTGCAAGTACAGAGAGTCAAAACAGCTATGTAATTTAAAACAGGAGGTAGAACGATGGGAAAGCCAATCGTAAGAGACTTTACACAGGGTAAAGGAATTTTAAAATTTTTCCCTTATGAGGGTGCAGCGTGCCTTGTACCACAGACTATGGTAACAAGCGCAGACACAAACGGAATGAAGATTGTACCAGCCGGTACACCATTCCCAAGCAATGATGCAGAGTGCAAGGGCTATCTGTTACACGATGTAGATGTAACGATGGGTGACGCACCTGGAACATATGTATATCAGGGAACTATTGATTGGGAGAAAGTTAAGTCACTTCCAATCGCAGATGAAGCTAGAACTGCAACACCTAGAGTTACTTTTTATGGCACGCCAAAGATTGTAGCAAGTCAGGTTTAAAAGGAGGTAGAAGAACATGGCATTACCATTAGCAGAAGCATTTACAGCGAGAAGTCTCGGTGTAATGTGGAACAATTATCAGAAGACATTAGGAACTGCCCCTTATCTTGGCAGGCAAAAATTCGGAACACGTAAACAGGACTCGCTCGACCTTAGATTTATCAAGGGCAAGAACGGACTGCCAGTATCACTCAAAGCTTCAAACTTTGACGCACAGGCAGAGTTAAGAGATGTTGGAGGTTTCTCTGACATTCAGAACTCAATGCCATTTTATCGTGAGTCTTATATGGTCACAGAGAAAGAAGAACAGGAATACGACAACTACAGAAGTGCAGAGAATGCCAACCTCGCAAATCAGGTATTGAGAGAAATTAGCAAAAAGCCAATGAACCTTATCGAGGGCGCATTAGTTGTGCCGGAGAGACAGATTTGGCAGTTACTTGCACCTACAGATGGTGTACCAAGAGTAAAAGTAACTATTGACAAAAAACCATATTACATTGATTACCTTGCAGATAACGAGAAATCAGAGCATACGGCAAAGCATTACAAGACTTTTTCAGGCACAAGCGCATGGGACAAGTCGGCTACAGCCACACCACTTGACGACTTTATTAAGGTCAGGAGAGACTTTTCAAAAGCTACAGGATATTCTCTTGCTCGTTTTACCATGAACACAGAGACATGGGAAATGGTACTCAACGCAGAAGATACAAAGAAACAGGTACTCGGTATCACTGCTTACAATGGCGGTATCAGATTACAGCAAGGGCAGGTTACTGAATACCTTAGAGGATATGGTATCGAGATTGAAGTATACGATAAGCTCTATGTTGACGAGTCGGGACAGACACAGTACTTTGTGCCAACAGGTATTGTATCTGCGCAGTCTGCCGGAGTATTCCTTGGCGATTACACATTCGGTAAGACGCCGGAGGAAAGAAGCGGAAGTATCACAGACGGAAACCTCTCACTTGTTGAGACCGGTGTATCTGTATACACATACGCTACAAATCATCCTATCAATACTCACTGTATTGTATCTATGATTGGATTACCTACATTTGAGGGTATGGATAGCGTTATGGTTCTCAAAGTTAAGGAGGATTAAGGCTTATGATAGCAACGCACTCTATAAAGCATGATGGAGTGTGGTATAAAGTCGGAGACGAGGTACCGGAAAGCAATAGCAATTCGGTGCCTTCTGATTTTATGAACCCACCTGAAACGACATACACAAAGACAGAAATTAACAGAATGTCAACAGCCGACCTAAAGAAGCTTGCGAGCGAAAATGGCATTGAAAATGCCACAGAAATAAATGGCGGTGAATTGAAAAAACTGTTAATTGAAAAATTTGGATTATAAGGAGCTTGGCATGGAATACACCACATTAGAGCAAGTCAAAATCAGACTCAAACAATTTCATATTGATACAGTCACGAATGATGATGAAACGACATCTGATGTGGTAGTGTTCGACAACAAGGAAGATAACCCACTCATTGAACAGCTCATTAGACAAGCCACGGAAGATGTAAAAGCAAAAAGGTGTTATCCGGACACTTTCACTGATGATGATATAACTGCCGATTTAAAGCAGTTTGAGAATGTCGTTATCAATCTCGCTGTCTACGACCATTCACAAGCTGGTGAGAACTATATGAGCGCATTGAGTGAGGGTGGAGTGAGCCGTACATGGAAAGACAGAGATAAGCTGTTTGTCGGAGTTTTCCCTTTTGTCAAAGTGCTATAAGCAAAAGAAGATTGTGCGTTACCAAAATGGTAGCAGGCGGTACACATTAAGTGGTGGTGGGCGGTGTGCCAATTACCAAAGATGAAAGGCTGTAAGATGAATAATTTAATCTATCAGACATACATTATTGCCTTGCCAATTGTCCTGACAGCACTTTTGGGTTATATTGTTTGGCTTTTACAAGAGCAGAAAAAGCAAAAAGCGATAGACACAAAAGAAAGAAACGAGCGCATTGAAGAGGAAAAGAAGCTACGACAAGCAAACGGAAAAGGTACAATGCTACTTTTACGAGTACAGCTTATCGAATACCATGATAAGTACATGAAGCTTGGTGAAATTCCCTCATATGCGTATCAGAATTTTTGCGAGATGTATGACGCATACCACGCACTTGGCGGCAACGGCATGGTAACAAAAATGAAAAATGAGATTGAGGAAATCCATTTAGGCAAAGGAGGTAAAAGCTGATGGACTTTACACAAGTACCTACAGTGGTTGCTATTATGGTAATTACTTATTTAATCGGATATGCTTCAAAGCAGATACCACAGGTTAAAGATAATATTATTCCTATTATCGTAGGTGTAGCCGGTGGAGTACTCGGTATTGTTGGAATGTTTGTAATTCCCGGTTATCCGGCAAACAACATTCTTGATGCAATAGCAGTTGGCATTGTGTCGGGCATGGCAAGTACCGGTGTTAATCAGATTTACAAGCAGATAAAGAAAAATGCTTGACATTAATAAACAAGCCATGAAATACGCGCTTCAAGGTCAAACTGTCACAGTCTATGAAAAAGACGAGGACGGAAATCTAAAGTTTTACGAAACAGAGGACGGAGAGAAGATATATTACACCCATGAAGAAACAGGCTTTTCGGAGCCTGTTGATTTTCGGGCGAATATATCGTTTGACGGAGGAGAAGCGCAGAACAAGGAATATGGCTTTAATACGGCTGATTTTGACGCTGTTTTGCTGACAGACAAGGGAATGTACCCCTTTAAAAAGGGTGACGTTATTTGGCTTGATAGCGAGCCTACAAAGAACGAAAACGGATTAGTTGATTCAACTTCCGCAGATTTTACAATAGTGGGAGTCAAGCCCTCTCTCTACTCAGTTAAATACATGTTGAAAGCAGTTGTGAAAGAGGTGTAATTGTGAAGATTGACGTTTCTTTGACAGAAAAATCTATACAAGATGCGATAGACAAGCTTGAAAGATACAAAGACCGCTTACAAGACAAGTGCATAGCGTTTGTTGGCGAGCTTGCTAGTAATGGCATTGCTGTAGCACGAGCAAATACAGGCAATTTCGGACACTATATTACATTTAGTTACGAAATTAAAGATACAACGGACGGCTGTATAGCTATTGTACTTGCCACGGAAACAGGGCAGATACAAAGCACATGGCAGACAGCAGACGGACTTAAGACAGTCGATGTATCGCCTTTGCTTATGGCTGAATACGGCTCGGGCTGGAGAGCTAAGCCACACTTCAATGATGCAAGAGGCGGTCAAGGGACTTTCCCGGGGCAGACACACGCATTTGACAGCGAGGGTTGGTATTGGAGAGACGAAAGCGGAGAATTACACCATTCATACGGCATTACACCTACAATGCCGATGTATCACGCATTTTTAAAAATGGAAAACGACATTATGAGAACGGCACGGAAAAATTTTAGTTGAGGTGAGATAAAGTGGCAAGTCAAAATCAATGGGCTTATGACCTTGAAGACCTTACATATGCGATTGTGAAAACCCGATGTGAGAAAAAATTGAAAACTAAATATCCCAAGCTAAAATTCACACAAGAGGAACAGTCGGACAGTGCGGCGGCTAGTTTCCCGACAGTGCTAGTTCAAGCACTCGAACCTATAGAACAGAATGAGGATTTAGAGGGCAGAAGAACAAATACAGTGTTATTTACGGCACAAGTAATTGTTACAACGAATAAAAGCCGTTTAGAAGCTTTGAATGTGGCGCAGACAGTGGCTAATGAATACAAAGCTATGTCATTCAAGCTGACAACAATCCCATTCGCTAGAAAAAACGGCAAATTATGGACAGCAACATTACGTGCTAGGCGGTCATTCGACTGGAATGATAGATTATAAGAGCCTTTTTGGCTCTTATTTTTTTATGAAAAATTAGGAGGTAATAAAAATGGCAACAGGTTTAAAAAGTAGAATTGCTTACAAGACACCAACCGCATCCGCCACAAGTGGCGATTACTGGGCTGGAACTTACAAGCTCTTACTTAGAGCAAAATCAATTCCCTCACCATTCGGCTCACAGAACATGGTAGATACTTCAACTCTTGAGGATTTAGTAGAGACACAGGAAATGGGCAGACGTTCAGCCGGTTCTATGGAAGTTGAGGGAGCTTTTGAGAAGAAGTACAAAGACGAGATGGTAACCAATGAGGGTAAGAAACTTGACTTTATCATTCTCTATGGTACAGACGGAAAAGGTTCAGAAGGTATCTGTGCTTTTATCGGTCAGGAGTCATTCGCCCCAGGTGAGGCTTCTGATGACCACTTAACAGGAACTGCGACTGTATCAGTTCAGACAGTGCCTAAGTGGATTGAGGATAACTACGATGTTGCGGTAACGGAGGATGACCAAGGTTATCCAACAGCAATCACACTCACAAAAAAATCATGAGCCAATCGAAAAAAGCCGTAGCGGTTGGCTATGATGATGGCACGGCTGACAGCGAACTTGAAGATACAATATAGCAAGGTAATTGAGGCAGTGTTAAAACTGCCTCTTTCCCTATATAAATTAGGGAGAAAGGGAAAGATAAAATGAAAATTAAATTAGATGGAAAAGAGTATACAGTTAAATTCGGATATGCACCGGTATATAAGAATAAAATTATCCCAAGGCTCGTAGGAATGGAGCAAAAGGGCGAGGGACTTGAAGTCATTGACAACATGCTTGGATTTTTACCGGAGTTTTTGCTCGTGGGCTTGCAAAAGTTTCACGCTGACGAATTTGGCTTTGATTTTGACGATAAAGAAGCAAAAGAGAAGCAATTAGCGAAGATGTATGATTTGCTTGACGATTATCTCGACCCAGAGAATGAAGAGGGTGGAGATATAATGTCGCTCTACAACGATTTGTCGGCTGAAATGGAGAAAAACAGTTTTTTATCAAAGATGTTGGCGAAAGAGGTACAGACAGCCAAGAAGAAGCCAATCAAGAAGTAAAAGAGCTTACGTGGGAAGTATATTGTAACGAAATCCGCCCATATTGGCTTTTAGCAACTAAAGGCTATGGATTCAGTGTTGAGGACATAGATATGTCTTGTCCGGCTGATTTAGAGCCTTATTCAAAGGCTTATATACTCGAGCAAAAAGAAGCCGACTCCAACATGTGGGCTTGGTGGGGCACATACGGACTAAGCGCAACTCTTACAGCAATTGACAGAGCTTTGAATAGCAACAAAGCAAGAGCAAAATACATTGAGAAATCATTAAATGAGCAATACTCAAAAGATAACGAGCCTAAATACAAGGAGTCTAATGAGGAAATTGCCGTTTACGAAATGAAGCAACGAATTAACGCATTAAGACAGTCAGGATTACCTGAAAGTCCTGATTAATGAGGTGAAAATATGGCATATAAAGGAATTGACGTATCGTCATATCAAGGAAATATTGATTGGAGCAAGGTTAAGTGGGCTGGAGTGCAATTTGCAATCCTAAAAATAATCCGTAAAGACCTTAATCCCGATAAAACCTTTGAGCAAAATTGGAAAGGCTGTACTGATGTAGGAATGCCGATACAAGGTGTTTACAACTACTCATACGCTACGACAGTAGACAAGGCAAAGACGGATGCAAACAAGGTCATTCAGACGCTCAACGGAAGAAAAACCTTTGTTTGGTTAGATGTTGAAGATAAGTGCCAGCAAGGGCTCGGACAGACGCTTATTGATATTATCAACACATATCAGAGTGTTATCAAAAGTGCCGGGCTTAACTTTGGTGTATACACAGGGCTTAGCTTTTACAATCAGTACATTGCACCATACGCAAATCAGATTAATTGTCCGTTTTGGATTGCACGTTATCCATCCACTAAGGGAATGTCTATTGGTGATGAACCTAATAGTGCAAAAAAGCCTGTTATTCAACATCCTCTGTATGGTTGGCAGTATTCGAGTGCATTTACCTGTAGCGGTCTGAATAACAGTACTGATGCTAACTTACTATACATTGAGCTTGATAAAGGCGATGGAATAGAGAATAATCCGGCGCCAACAGCAACTCCGGCACCAATAGCAACTCCGGCAAAGAATAACGCTTGGAAAGGCAATGAGGAATATTACCTCGATAATGATGATGTAAGAAAATGGCAGCACGCCATGAACATCGGATTTGACACAAATGAGCTTAAAGAGGATGGCAGATTTGGAGTTAATTCACAGAGATTTGCTAAAAATCACAATTTGTGGAGCAGTCAGAGACATAACTGCCCGACAGCCATTAAGTGGCTGAGAAAAACTCTGCATGACAAGTACCATTTTTACAAACTTGATACTGATTACGGCAAGTGGACGGATTATCTCACTAAATGCGTCATGGTATTTCAAAAGAATAGAGGCCTTAAGCAAGATGGTTATGTTGGATTGATTACAACATACTATCTGCTCAAAGGATAAATACATGAGAGCTACTTTAGGGTAGCTCTTTTTTATTACAGGGAGGTGAGAAAATGGCAGAGAGCATTGAGCTTCAAATCAAGTCGGACGCGCAACAAGCAACTAGAGCCATAAGCAATTTACAAAGTAAGTTGCAAGGACTTGGAACTACTCTCAATTCCCTCAATGGTGCAAGCATAAGCAATTTTGCGAGTGGAATGTCGCAACTTGCAACATCACTTAGAAGTGTGAGCAGTATCGACACTCGTACCTTTAGCAAGATTGCAACTAACATGGAAAAGCTCGGCAACCTTGATACTGCAAGACTTGTCAGCTCGGCAAGTGCCTTAAAGAGCATGGCAACAGAACTGTCGGGCTTTGCAAATATTTCAAAGCAATCAGCAGAGATTACACAGCTAACAGCTTCAATCTCAAAGCTTGGTTCAAAATCAGCCGGTTATGCTGCGGATAACATCAGGAACCTTGGCAGTGCCTTGAAAGAGGTAATGACAACATTATCTAACGCACCGAGAGTCAGCAATAACATAATTCAAATGACTAACGCACTTGCTAATCTGTCGCAACAAGGCTCAAAAGTTGGTTCGGCTAGTAGGTCGCTCGTAACAGGCTTTTCGAACACAACTAAGTCGATTAAGAGTACAAGGAGCGGATTTAGGGGCTTGGCTTCAACTATCGGTAAGTTTTACGCAACTTATTGGTTGGTTATGCGAGCTGTAGGAAAAATAGGCAGTGCAGTTGATTTAGCAAGCCAATTAACCGAGGTTCAAAACGTAGTAGACACCACGTTTGGCGACATGGCAAGCAAAGTTGATGATTTTACAAAAACATCAATTCAAGACTTCGGAATGTCAGAGCTGACAGTTAAGCAAATATCAAGCCGTTTCCAAGCGTTAGGTACCTCTATAGGTATTTCATCAGAACAAGTGGCAAATGGTACGGCAGTGGCGAATAAAGCTCTTATGAGCCAAAATAACACGCTATACAAGACTACAGACAGTATGGCTGATATGTCACTTAATCTTACAAGGTTAGCTGGTGACATGGCTTCATTCTACGATGTAGACCAAGCTGATGTTGCAAAGAGCTTACAATCCATTTTTTCGGGAACAATAGCACCTTTGAGGAGATACGGACTTGATTTAACGCAAGCCACACTTTCAGAGTGGGCTATGAAAAACGGACTTGACGCAAATATCAAGTCAATGACACAAGCCGAAAAGGTACTCTTAAGGTACAACTATGTCACGGCAAATACACAAGCTGCGCAAGGTGATTTCGCTAAGACCGCGAACACCTGGGCTAACAGTGTAAGAGTCCTTAAGCAAGAGTTTCAAGCATGGGGCAGTATCATAGGTAGCGTAGTAATCAATGCTCTAAAACCATTTGTTCAAGCCTTAAGCAAAGTAATGCTCAAGGTTATCAGCTTTACAAGAACTGTAGCTGACGCACTCGGAGCAATCTTCGGATGGACTATCGAGATAAGCGGTCGCGGTGCCACGGCTGACGGCATGGAGGACATAGCTGACGGAGTTGGCGATATTGGCGATAATGCTGATAGTTCCAACAAGAAAGCACAAAAACTGAAAAAGACACTGCTTAGCATAGATGAGATACACGCACTTGACGATAACAGCGATAGTGGCAGTGGTGGCGGTTCAGGCAGTGGCGGTTCAGGTGGCGGTGGAGCTGGCGGTGGCGTTAATAGTTCACTGAAAAAGACTGATGGATTGCTCGAAAAATACAAATCATCAATCAAAGACCTTTACTCGCTTGGAAAGTACATCGGTGACGCTCTTGCGAGTGCTATGGAGAGCATTGATTGGCAGAAAATTTATCGGAAAGCTGACAACTTCGGAAAAGGACTTGCAGACTTCCTTAATGGTTTAATCAGCCCAAGACTCTTTTATGACCTAGGCGCAACAATAGCCGGTTCACTGAATACAGCTTTGCATTTTCTCAATTCATTCGGTACAACATTCGACTGGACTAATTTTGGCTTGTCGATTGCTAACGGCATTAATGGATTTTTTGAGAATTTTGATTTTGCGTTACTAGCAAAAACTATTAACGCATGGGTGCAAGGAATATACACCATGCTAACCACGGCAATTAAAAATGTGTCGTGGAAAGACATACTTAAAGGAATTACGGACTTTTTAAGCAATTTGGACATTAAAACTGTTGAGATAATAGTTGGCACATTGCTGATAAAAAAGATAATTTCGTTAAAATTGGGTTCAGTGGCACTCGCTTTTATTGGAAAATCATTATCAAAAGCGATAGCACAGGCAATAGCTTCAAAAATTGGATTTGAGCTTGTAGAAGGAGCTGGTATTGGAACGGCAATAATGCAAGCATTTAAAACGATTTTCGCCTCATTGTCAACAAACCTCGGACTACTTATAGAGGGATTATTCAGTGGTTTAAGTTTGGGCGATGCAATAACGGCTGCATTCGGAACAGGGGCAGTAGACCTATTAGCAACAATCGGTTCTGCTTTTTCGACAATAGCCGGAACAATTTTATCTATTGTAAATTTTGTCAAAATGTTAAAAGACGGATTTAGCTGGGTGAATGAACTTTTAATGGTGATAGGTGTCGCATTGGCTACAATCGGAGCAATATTAGCTGGCGTGGCAGCATTGCCAGCGGTAATTGTTGGAGCAATAGTGGCAGCAGTCGCAACTATTGTTGTTGTGGTAAAAGATAATTGGAGTGCAGTTTGTGAACTGTTTTCAACAGTTGGCGATTGGTTCAATGGAAATGTCATTAAGCCTGTGGTTTCGTTTTTTAAAGATATGTGGAAAACCATAAGTGGCTTTTTTGGCTCCTTATGGAAAGACATAGTAACTGTGTGGCAAGGAGCTTCGAAATGGTTCAGTTCCACAGTAATTGAACCGATAGTTGGCTTTTTTAAAGGCTTTGCTACACGAGCACAACAGATTTTTCAAGGTATTTGGATAATAATTCAAGCAATTTGGATAGTAGCTTCGGGGTGGTTCAATAATAATGTAATCACTCCAATTTCAAATCTGTTTAATTTTTTAAAAACGTTTATACAGACAACGATACAGACAGCAAAAGATTTTGTATTTTCAACATGGCAAGGGGTGGCAAGTTGGTTTAGCGGTACAGTAATACAACCGATTTCAAACTTTTTTAATATGTTGAAAGCTGGTATAACATCGGCACTTAGCACAGCAAAGAACTTTGTTATATCTACTTGGCAAAGCGTGGCGGGTTGGTTTAATGGCAATGTTATTTCGCCTATCACAAACTGCTTTAATATTATGAAAAACGGAATTACAAGCGCATTTAATTATGTGTGGAGTTCGATAAAAGGCGGTGTTACAGGAGCCATGAACTACGTTATTTCTAAAATAGAAAACGGCGTTAATTTTGTTGTCAGTGGAATTAACTCTTTATTAAGAGGATTTAACAAAGTTGTTTCTATGGCCGCTAAGGTGGCCGGTGCAAATTGGAACGGAGTATCGTTAGTTCCAAAAGTGCATATTCCAAGGCTTGCTAGTGGTGGAATTTTCCCAAGGGGAGAGGACGGCATGGCTTTTATCAATCACAATGAGTTAGTCGGTAAATTCTCAAACGGAAAAAACGTAGTTGCAAACAATCAACAAATCACAGAGGGAATTAAACAGGCTGTCATGGAGGGCATGGCGCAAGTAATGATGAACTCTAATGCCGGTGGAAACTCTGCACCTATTATTGAAAATGTGTTTAAATGCGACAGCGAAACCCTCTATCGCATGACACAGGTAGGTAAAGCAAAGCATGGACAACGATATATTGTAGCAAATGAATTTGGCTAAGACACTCACCCTTGCATGGGTGTCTTTTTACGAGGTAACAATATGGCAATGATGTTAGTAGACGGAGTGGAATTACCTACGCCGTCAAGCTTTGAATGGGGCTTGATTGATGTGTCTGCAAGCGATAGTGGACGTACACAGGACGGCAAAATGCACAAGAATAGAATAGCACAGAAACGACAAATTAAATTGTCGTGGAATGGTACAGACAAGGCTAGGACAGCAAAGATACTTCAAATGGTAAATCCGGAATATATCAGAGTAACATATCCTGACGCTATGAGCGGAACTGATGAAACACGTACATTCTATGTGGGTGACAGAACCGCACCTATCAAGATATGGACTGTTGGCAATAAGAGGTATGAGGTATTAAGCTTTCCTCTCATAGAAGAATAAGGCGGTGATTAAATGCTAAACGTATCAGCTAAATGGCAAAGGGCAGTAATGCTTGACAATGATATAAGCGTAAATTGCTTTGCCGACATAGTTACAACTAATGGTGAAAAAATTCCTGTTAGTGATAGCGAGCTGTGGGCAAATGGCTTCGAGGTTAATGATTCAACATCAAGCAATGGTACTTTCACAATCGGGGCTTTGATTGCCGGAAAACTGAAAATTAAGCTGAATAACATTTATGAAGATTACAGTGAGTATGATTTTGATAAGGCAAGCGTAACAGCATATGTTTCAAAAAGCTTTTCTGATGGCACGAGTGAAAAACTAAAAATCGGTGAGTATAGAGTCAGCGAAACAAGCTATGACGGCTCACTCATAACGCTTACTTGCCTTGACAATATTAATAATTTCAATCGCGAGTACGATAGCAATTTAAGCTACCCTACGACAGCGTATGAGGTAGTCAGAGATGCTTGTATTAAGTGCGATGTACCTTTTACTATGGCGAGATTTTACAACTCTGATTACGTGATTAACGAGATACCAAGCGATAATCAAAAGCTCACATATGGACAGGTGATAGCTTACATCTTGCAGTTAAGTGGATTATGGGGCAAGTGCGGTCACGATGGCGAATTGCTTATCGGATGGTATGATATGAGCCAATTTGACAGTCAAGGCTACGATGGCGGAACCTTTAGCACTACCACTACACCATACTCTGACGGAGATACACTGAATGGTGGAAATTTCACCGACTATTCAAGTGGAGATATCGCTGATGGTGGAACATTTACAGAATCGAGAAATTACCACAATGTTTACACGCAAAAGGATTTGAATGTCGCGACCGATGATGTTGTGATTACAGGTGTTAAAGTTATTTTGACATCGAAAGAGGACAAGACAAAAGATGTTAATGCTCTTGCCGGAAAAGAGGGATATGTAGTCTCAATCTCTGATAATCCGTTTATTTCGGCAGACAAGGCACAGACAGTTGCAAACTATATCTTCAAAAAAATCGGTGGCATGAGGTTCAGGCCTCTTGATGCTACACTCTTGTCAAACCCATTGATTGAGAGCGGAGATGTGGCGCTTGTGACAGACCGCAAGCAGAATACCTATAGCTGTTTTATTTCTAACCGAACATTTACAGTTGGAAGTGGCACTAAAATTTCGTGTGATGCTGAAAATGCTTCAAGGAATAGTGCTGATAAATTCAGTAATGAGACAAAGGCTATCGTACAAGCTAGGAAAGTTGCACAGGCGCAACTAAGTGTATATGATAAGCAAATGCAATTGCTGACGCAGCTAATGTCTCAATCGCTCGGACTTTTTAAGACTGAACAAGTGCAAGAGGATGGCTCGATTATTTATATTATGCACAACAAATCAGACTTGAAATCGAGTAATATACAGTGGAAAATGACAGCTAATGGAATGGCGGTATCAAGTGACTATGGTAAAACATGGAATGCCGGAATTGATAAAGACGGAAACGCTATTTTCAATATTATGTCGGCTATTGGCATTAATTTTGACTGGGCGCATGGCGGCACACTCACTTTAGGCGGTGAGAATAACGTAAACGGCAAGCAGTATGTCAAAGACGCAAACGGAAAAATTCTGATTACGCTTGATAACAAGGGTATTACGCTTGCTGACGGAGTTAGTATATCATGGAATAATATTTCCAATCAGCCAAGTATACCAAGCAAGACGAGTGAGCTAACAAACGATAGCAACTATGCCACAACGGAGCAGATACCTACAGACAATAATCAACTTAGCAATGGCGCCGAATACATTGATTCGGATACTGCAACACAAATTACGAAAGACACCGTGACTACGAGCTATGTAAATGCACTTAGTGTTAAGGCCGGTTCAGTTGACGCGGAGGACATCACAGGAACAACAATTACTGGCAAGAATATTGTGGGCGGAACAATTGATATTGGAAATGGAGTGTTTGCAGTTGACAACGATGGAAAAGTAACCGCCTCAAATTTTAATATGTCCGGCGGAAGTATTGCGCTGAACGGAAATTTGAGTAATTCAACGATTGATTTAACAGCTACTGACAATTCAGGAAACAATTATGAGCTTTGGATGAATGGTGCGGTATTGCGAATTGTCAAAAATGATGAGAACTTGATTACCCTTTACGGAACCACAGGCTCTATAGGTGCACAGACAATGTATGCTCAAGAAATACAATCTGATAAATTTAGAGAGCCCAATAGAGGAACTGCGATGTGTGGTGACGCAACAGGTCATACATACCATTGTGGTTGGAATGGTAGTGCCCTGAGCTTCCAAGTCGATGCTACTTGGGTATGGAGTTCATCAGATAAACGCTTGAAAAAGAATATTAAAGCAATTAATCAAGATTATATTGATGCAGTAGGCTCGGTCGATTTATTTCAATACAATCTTAATAGACAAGGATATTCAGACAAGCCGTTATATTTTGGAGCAATGGCACAAGATATAATCGAGAATCTTAAAGATAAAGGGCATGTCGATGAAAACCTTAATATGATTTTCAAGAATAAAGCCACATCGGATGATGATACATTGTACTACGGCATGAACTATGAGCAATTCCTAATCTTAAGGCTTGCCGGAGACGAGCAGAAGATTGATAAAATGCAAAAACACATAGATAAATTGGAAGATAAGTTTTCAAGATTATGCCGTAAGTTAGGCATTGATGAAAGCGAGGTGTAGCTTATGGCAATTCAAATGAGACGAGGGCAGAGCGTTGACTTTGACCCCTCAAAAATGCTTCCCGGCGAGTGGGCGGTATCTATTGACAATGAATCTCAAAAACAAATGGTGTATATGTGCTTTGCACCGGGAGTTGTTAAGCGAATGGGAACTGTTGAGGATTTTGACGTTGAAATTCAAAGACTTATTCAGAGCTATCTTGACGGCATGGCAGAATCGGTAGAAAAGGCTCAAAAATCAGCACAAACTGCGACAGAAAAAGCTACCTCAGCAAGCAATTCTGCTTCACAGGCTCAAAAATCAGCACAAACTGCTTCGCAAAAAGCAAACGAGGTCGCACAAGCTTCAGGAAAGATTGATACGGCGGTAAGTCAAGCAAACGCAGCTACAAAGGCTGCAAATGAAGCTGCACAAAAAGCAGAACAACAAGCCGGACTAGTCGAGCAGAAAGCAAACGGAAGAGGCATTACCTTTTCTGTGACAAGTGCCGGATTACTCAATGTAAGTAAGGAGGACTAATATGAACGGAATAGACATTATATCAGACACAACAGGGCAAGCGATTGTTGAAAGCATTAAAGCCCTTGGTACAAAATTAAGTGAGGGAAAAGTTGTTTATGGTGTTCACATCAACAGTGCGGATAGTAACCCGAAAACAAGAGTCAGATATTTAGCAGACGCAGTAGGCATGACTCCGGCAACCATGAATTTCGCGAGCGGAACTTTTGATTATGGTTCATGGGCGAATGCCTTTTTTATGCCAAAGCCATGTATGCTTAAAACAAATGGTCAGGTTGACTATTACCTCAACGAGAATGACTTGACTAAAAAAATAGATGGCGGTGCGTCAGATGTAGCAAGCATTGATTACGATGGAAATGCTATGATGGAATGGGGCAATGGCACAGACATTATATGGTGGAAAATTGAACCCGACAAAGGCAATCCAAACAGTGCAAGCCTTTATGTTGCCAACTACCAAGCTGATAAAGATTTTAAAAATCTGAATTTCATTGATATTAATGGTAATGAAAAATCTCATTTTTACACGCCAATTTATAATGGCTCACTTGACAGTAACAATAAGCTACGCTCAATAAGCGGTCAAACAGTTATTAAATCGAAAACAGCCAGCCAAGAAATGACATATGCAAGAGCTAATGGTACGGGCTACGAAATCGAGCAGTACGTTGACAGACTCTTGATTAATATTTTGCTTATCATCATGGGAAAATCTACCGACACGCAAGATGTATTTGGACGAGGCATGAGTGAAAATGCCGGTGATGAAAACTTGTTACTCGAGACCGGTACAATGAATGGCAAAGGCTTATTTTGGGGCGAAAATGCCGGAAAAGCCGGAGTTAAAGTATTCGGTATGGAGAATTATTATGGCAATCAGTGGCGAAGAACAGTTGGGCTTATCCTTGCTAATGGTACGGCAAAGGTTAAATTATCCCCATCCGTAAAAGACGGAAGTAGTGCAACCAACTACAACACTGACGGAACAGGATATATTGAGATACCTAATTCAACTCCTAGTGGTACAAGTGGCGGATATATCAAAGATATGTTATACACGGCATTAGGCATGTTTCCAACATCAATTACAGGCTCATCATCGACCTATTATCCTGATGGCTGTTGGTTTAATATTGCAATTATAGCCTTTGCTCTTTTCGGTGGCCTCCTGAACTACGGCCGTCTTTGTGGCGCGTTTTCCGTGGGCTTGCACAACGGGGCTGGTTCTGCGTGGTGGGCCCTCGGGGCTTCTCTTTCCTACAAATAACTTGCAACAGGGAAGAGGGAATTTCTGCCTAAGCAGAAAGGGAGAAACCGCGTTTCTCCTAAGAAAATTTGTAACTATAAACGTGTGTGGTTAATTTTATATAAGGGATTTAGTTTGCGCCTTTGCTCTTTTCGGTGGCAACCTGAACAACAGCCGTCATTGTGGCGCGTTTTACGTGAACTTGAACAACGAGGCTGGTAATGCGAGGTGGAACATCGGGGCTTCTGTACCTATCATTCATGGGATAAAATGAATGCAGACTAAATTCCGTACCCCTTGGTAAAAATTAACTCGATGCAAGCTACTGCTAGTAGTAGGATATGGTCGAACGTGGTAGAGAGGATAGGAAGAGAATACGTATGAGAACATACAGAAATCTATATGCTGAATTTATTTCAGACGAAAATATAAAACTTGCGATTCAAAATTTCTCTAGGGGTAAAAAGAGAAGAAATAAGGTTAGGAAAATTTTAGCAGACCTTGATACATACATACCCAAAATTAGAGAATATGCGATTAACTTCACACCTTTTGAGCATAAGCCCAAAGAAATATATGACGGAATATCACGAAAGAAACGCAAGATAGTAATACCGACAGTTATGGAATCAATAGTACATCACATGATAGTAAACGTGCTTAAGCCCATGTTTAACAAGGGAATGTATGAGCATAGTTATGGCTCGGTTCCTAAGCGTGGCGGTGCGTATGGCAAGAAGTGCATATGCAAGTGGATAAAACAGGGTGGTAAAAATATTAAGTATTGCTATAAACTTGATGTGAAGCAATTTTACGCTAGTATTCCACAGGATAAATTAATCGAAAAGCTTAAATCTAAAATCAAAGATTTTAAATTCATGCAGATTGTTGAAAATGTTATACATTGCGTGCCTAATGGATTGCCACTTGGCTTTTATACCTCTGTATGGCTCGCTAACTGGTATTTGAGCGAACTTGACCATGAGATTAAATCGCTTGGTATTGAACTGAAATATGCACGTTATGTTGACGATATGACTATATTTTGTGCAAGCAAAAAGAAATTGCGCAAGGTAAAAGCTGTGATTGATAACAGGCTTGCGAAATTAGGCTTGACAGTCAAGGCAAACTGGCAGATATTTCGCTTTCACTATTTATCCCAAAATCCATATGTCGGCAAGAATGGAAAGCCAGCAACATATGGCAGACCACTTGATTTTATGGGATATAAATTCTATAGGAATAGAACTACCTTAAGAAAAACAATCCTTAAGAAAATAAGAGCTAAGGCAGTTAGGATATGGCGAAAAACAAAGGTTACAATATTTGACTCAAAACAAATGGTTTCTGCTCTTGCGTGGATTAAAAATTGCGATATGTACGATTATTACAGGGAGCATATCAAACCATTTATAGATTTTGGGAAACTAAAACACAAAATTTCAACAGTAGACAGAAAGGCAAGGTGTATTGAATATGACAGAATACAGGCTCGTAGAAAACATGCAATCGGACAAGCCGCTTGACATTGACACAGCATCATCATCGAATATCGTTTATCAGCGAAAAAACATTAAATTGGTTGAAGCGACAGGAAGTGAGGACGATTTTACTTACAAGCCTAAGCATTGGGAGTACGAAGAACGTGAACTGACACAGGATGAATACTCACAGTATCTTATTGCTATGGAACAAGCAAAAGAGATTAACGAACACTCCGATGAGGAAGCAATTGACAACTATACAAGGCAGTTAATGGACGAGGGGGTACTTTAATATGAGAATATTAGTTGAAAGTCTTAAAAGGCTATACGAGAGTGACAGAGTAACCAAGGAAGAATTACTCGACAGAGTAGCAAGCGGTAAAATATCGCAAGAGGAATATGAGTACATTACTTCGCAAAAAGTTGTATAGTCGGCATATTTCGACACAATAAAACACTTTAAAGTGCTACAGTAATGATGTTCTCAAGCAAGAGAACTCTTCAAGTTTCGGTAGGGCGGTGGATTTTTCTGCCGTCCTTATTGACGTTTAAGAACAAATGTTCTATAATTGATGTATCGGAGGTAGTGTTGTATGGAATATAAGGATGAAATAATTAAAATGATTGAGGGCTTGGAAGATAAAGACCTGTTATTGTACTTGTACATATTTATTAAAGGAAAAATAGAGGCAGAGTAAAAACTCTGCCTTGTAGTTATATTTTCTTTTCCCAAACGTTACCGCACTTTGAACACACAAACTTTGTTTTGCCGTTTTTACCTTTAATTCCGGTAGCTGTACCGACAACGGCACCGACAGGTCCGAAGAGACCGCCTACTGTGTTGCCAACAAGTGCTTTACCGAATGAGAATTTTTTCTTGGTATCAACAGGTATGCCAACACCATCACAACCCCATTTAGGGCATTTAACAGTTTTACTCATAATAAAATACCACCTTTCTTATTAATTTAATTTATTTTGAGTATTTCCATACATCATATCTATTAAATTCATAATATTTTCCTGCTCTTTATCCGACAATTTAGATAATTTCAACGCGTAGTCCTTGATTTTACTATCCATTTTCGACAAAGCCAAGTCTTTTGTTGCTTCCTCGACAACTGAATGGTGCTCTTTTCCGGTAACTAAATAATCAAGTGAACAATCAAGACATTCTGCAATTTTTACCAACTTAAACAATTTTGGACAGCTTTTTCCTTTTTTCCAATCCGAAAAAGTACTTTTAGGGAAACTGCCATATTTAGCCACTTCTGAATCATTTAACCCTTTTGAGTCTCTTAATTTACAATATCTTTCGTACATAGAAAATCTCCTTTAAAAAAAGTTGTGATTTCTCAACATTTGGGGTTGACAAATAAGACTTCCTAATGTAGAATGAAAAAAGAAGTTAGGAAATCTCAACTCAATAAAAAATAAAATTGAGAAAATAATATTATGTTTCTGGACAATTCATAGTATATACGATTTTCTAATTTTTATCAAGACTTAGTTAGGATTTTTGAACTAAAAACAAAAGCTGTTAGTGTACTACCACCAACAGCCGTTGCCTTATTTTTTACACCACATACATTTTGCAGTCTTTCGACGCACTGTGTAGTACCAATGCTTCTTTAAATGTTCCGTCACTTATGCAGTTTAAGCTCAGCATTTTAGTTGCCATTAGCTGACGGATTGAGAGGAGTATCTAGCGTAGCACGGCATATTACCGGATATGCCAACCATGATTTTTTATCGAGCTTTACTGCCCAAAATGCGCTACACCGATTGCTACATTTTAAATGCGACCTCGCAAATATGGAACAGGCAAAATCAAAATTGCTTTCAAGGCTTTTACCTCCTAGCGTATTTTGCCTAATATGGCGCTTTTTATTGTAACGGATTTCCTAACTATTGTCAAGAAAGGAGATGGGAAATTGAACAAGAAAAAAAGACAGGCGAGCTTTAAGAAACTCGATACGCTCATAAAAGCTAGAGACGTTTCGTTTTACAAACTGTCAGAAGAGCTTGGAATGGCGCGAAGTACTTTTTCAGATTGGAAGTCGGGAAAATCAATGCCAAAAACAGACAAGCTAATTAAGATTGCTAATTATTTTGGTGTAGAAGTTTCTTATTTTATCGAGTAGAAAGGAGAAAACATGAACGATTTACAAATTTTCAATAATGAAAAATTCGGAGAAATTAGAACTATCACTAAAGACAATAAGACATATTTTGCCGGAAGTGATGTTGCAAAAGCGTTAGGATATGCAATACCTCATAAGGCGGTGCAGACTCATTGTAAGGGGGTTCTAAAATGGAACATCCCTACCAATAGTGGAAATCAAGATGTTTTATTCATAACAGAGGGTGATATTTACCGACTAATTATGAAATCAAAATTGCCTAGCGCAGAGGAGTTTGAGCGGTGGGTAATGGACGAGGTACTTCCGTCAATCAGAAAAACAGGCAGTTATGGTATGCCAAAGACAACAGGCGGTCAGATACAGTTGTTGGCACAGGGCTATACAGAATTAGAGCAGAAAGTAAACGACATCAAAGATGATGTGAGCGAGCTTAAGGAAAATGTACCACTTTACAGTTGCGATATTGATGAGATACAACAGCACGTTAAGCGCAGAGTTGTAAATATCCTTGGCGGCAAGCAGAGTGAAGCATACAGGGACAACAGTATCAGGCATAAGACATTCTATGATATATGGACGCAGTTAAAGCGTGAGTATGGTTGCGTATCTACTTATAAGAGTATCAAGAGAAAGTATATAGACGATGTGCATGAGTTCATTGATTGCTATGTCGTGCCTAAGTATCTTGATGAGCTTATTCATGACGCAAACGCTCAACAGAGTTTTGCATAGTGAGGTGATTGTATGAGAAAAAGAACTTTGAAAGAAAAATTCTGTGTGGGCTGTGGCTACTCGATTTTCGGAGCATTAGCTTTTGCGTTTTTCCTTGGATTATCAGTGGCATACGGAATTAAGACAGCGAGTATTATCGTTGGAGCAATCGTAACAGTATTTTGGCTGATATTGATTGCAATATGTCTCATAGAGGAGGGCGAACCGCATGAGAAAAAGAAACCTGATGTTGATGTTATTAATTTCAACAATTGGAATTATGACCTTAAAGCCAATAGCAACGAAAGCAGATAGCAAAGTTGAGCTGACGGCTGGTGTTTCTTCCTATTTAAATGATGTAATGCTAGGGAAGATTGAACCGACAGTAATTCAGAATGAGCCGGTTGTAGTTGAGCAGACCTATGAAGAGCCAACAGTTCCGACTTGCCGTAAGAAATACAGTTGTAGCCGGTTTAAGAAACTAGGGCGTGTCCGATATGGCGATTACACTTATACGTGGTATTCACAGAGAGTGTTACCCGGAGGCGGACTTAATATACCGGACAGACATCTAAACGAGCATGGGCTTGTAGTTGATGAAAACGAATACGTTGTAATTGCGAGTGACGATTTACCACATGGAACAATAGTCAATACTCCAATAGGCATACAAGGGATTGTATATGACGAAGGGAGTGGAAATGGAAATCTTGACATCTACTGCGATTGGTAGCCAATTGAAACGTCAGAGTGCTAACGATTACCTACAAGAATTATATCGAGCTAAACGGCACAAAAACAAATCGTTTGACTTTCAAGCGCTGTTGGACAAAGAAATGGAGAAACTAAATGAGCGACAATGTAAGACGGATTAGGCTAGGCGATACAAGATACAGATTGAAGCCATTAACGAGAGAGCAGAAGCTATTGCTCAACAAGGCTCATTACGTGGCGAGCGAGTGGCTTTTTGTATCAGAGTCGGACTCATATCTGAGAGTAGTTAAGAAATCAAGTTTGCATGGAAATTTGATTCTGAAAACTATAAACAAATAATAGAAAGAGAGGAAACGCAATGAAGATTACACACATTTTTGCACAGAATTTTTGTAAATTCTACGGCAAAGACACACTAGACACAGATTTTTCTATGAAAACTGTGCTGTCCGGTCAGAATGAAGTCGGCAAATCAACAGTTAAGAGGATTATTCTTGATGTGCTGAATTGTCACGATGAGAATGACAGAGAGATTACAGGCATAAGACCGCATGATGAAAATGGAGTCGAGATTGACGATGTTGGCATTGTGAGAGCTGTTACCTTTGAGATTGACGGAAAAGCAAAAGCCCTGAAAAAGGTTACAAGGCAGAAGTGCAACAAAAAGGGCGAAATTACAGGCAGTGTTACTGATTACTCAATCAATGATGTGCCGTATAAAATGGCAGACTACAATCAGTACATTAATGACAACATGGCGGAGCTTGGAGTATTACCATTTTGCTTAAATGCCATGACATTGCTCAACAAGTCACAGGCAGAGCAGAGATTAGCACTTGCAAGCTATTTTGGAACACATACTGATGAAGAAATCTGCGATATGTTTCCACAGTTTGCCGAACTTAAGCCAATGTTTGACGATGGTGACGTTGACCAGCTCAAAAAAGTGTGTCGTGGCAAGCTAAACGGCACAGGCGGTAGGAATGGCTCAAAAGGGCTTGTCAAGGAAAGAGACGAAATCTCAACAAGGATTGATACAATTCATTCCACCAATGAGTATACAGACCTTGCAGAGCTTGAATTGCAAAAGAAAACCTACGAGCCACAGCTTAAGGAAATTGAAGATAAGCTGTCCGACTACAATAAGATTTTAGATGACAAGCAGAAAGCTACAGAGGACATTATGAACCTTAAATTTGAGCTTTCTGACATGGAGAGAAAAGCCAATGCTGACAATCAGAAAAAGCGCATGGAGTTACAGTTACAGATTGATGGTTTCAATGCTTCAATTCACAAAACAGAGTCAATGATAAGAGCCGGAAAAGCTAGCATTAAAACCTCTGAAAGAGAGATTGAAGATTGTGCGAGAGACTTAGAAAAGGTGCGCGCTGATTGGAAAAAGGCAAAGGAGCTTGCCTTTGACGAGAGCAGTGTTAATTGTCCGATGTGTGGTCAGAGATTGCCGGAAGATACAATAGAGAGTTTGAGAACTGATTTTAGTGATAAAAAATTGAAGAAGCTTAAAGAGCTTGAGGATAAGGGCAATGCTTTGTCAAGTGCTGGCAAGGAGCTTAAACAGACTATCGAGGATAAGAATAAAGAAATAGCTGACCTTGAAGCAGAACTTAAGGAGCTGACGATAAGACACGATGCTGTTGAAATGGAGCTTGGAATGGTACCTACTGATATTGACATGACAGGTAACAGCGAGCATCAGGCACTTAAAACTAAAATCGAGGAAAAAGAGAAAGCTCTTGCTGATGAAAACGATACATCAGAGCTTATCAGAAAGCTCAAAAACGAGCGAAACGAACTGTTAAGGCAAGTGTCATCGACTAATGCGAGGATTGAGCTTGGTGTGGCAAACAACAAGCGTATAGACGATAGCATAGCCGACCTTGAAGATAAGAGAAAAGACCTCAATCAAGAAATTGCTGATTGGGAAAGAAAGCTTGATTTGCTGAAAGAGTTTACTCGAAAGAAAAACGAGCTTTTACAGGCAGATGTAAATAAGTATCTGAATTTTGCCACAGCAAAGCTGTTCAGACCGCTCTTAAATGGTGATACCGAGGAGTGCTGCGACTTTGTTTACAATGGTGAAGCATATGCAAGAAATCTCAGCCATGGTGCAAGGATGTTAGTAGAGGTTGACGTGTGCCGGGCTTTTCAGAAAGTGGTAGGTGTTAATTTTCCAATTATTATTGATGATACAGAGAGTGTTGACGATTGGAGAATACCACAGATTGATAACCAGTTGATTATGTTAAAGCATACACAGGACAAAGAGCTTGTGATTGAAAATATGGAGGTATAGAAATGATTAAAGCAGAAGACGGAGAAGTTACATTTAGAGGTATAAAAAGCCATGTTATGGCAGAGGCGGTTACTGTTTTACGTGCGCTTAAAGAGGCAGTTTCAGAGGAAGAGTACAAAATAGTGATTAGACTTGCTGATAAAAGCGAGAAGCAGTTGAGTGGCGAAACCGAGAGAATGAGAGAAGTGATTAAAAAGTTACTTGGATTATAGGAGGTATAGGCATGAGTATCAAAAAGAGAAATTATTACATGGGTGGTAAAAAGCACACTGTAGAGCTTAAGTATGACGGATATATGTATACAGTTATATCTGACGGAGTTTTATTTAAGCAAACAGCTAATGAACTGTTTGCGGTTCAGGTTTTTAATGAGATTTAGGAGGATTAATTATGGCAGAGAATACAGCAGTTACGGAAAAGAAAACGTTTAGCATGGTGCTAACAGATAAGCTCGACAACGTATCAGAAGCACTACCAAAGGATTTTAACAAGGCTAGGTTCGTGCAAAATGCATTAACACTTATCGATGATAACCCAGCATTACAGAAATACAGCCAATCACAGCTCACAGCCGGACTTTTAAAAGGTGCTTATCTTGGCTTGGATTTCTACTCAAAAGAGTGCTACTTGGTACCTTATGGAAATCAGCTTAACTATCAGACGGATTACAGAGGTGCTAAGAAATTGGCAAAGAAGTATTCTATCAGACCGATTAAGGACATTTACGCAAAGTTAGTTCGTGCTGGAGATAGCTTTGAAGAAAAGATTGTAAGTGGAGAACAGACTTTTGATTTTAAGCCATTACCATTCAATGACGGAAAAATAATCGGTGCGTTTGCCGTATGCTTATATGCCGATGGTGGTATGCAGTATGACACAATGAGCCTTGCAGACCTTGAAAACACAAGAAAGTCAAGTAAGGCAAGCAATGGCCCAGCTTGGAGGAATTTCACAGGTGAGATGTATAAGAAAACTGTACTTCACAGGCTTTGCAAGCATATTGAGTTAGATTTTGAGAATCCGACACAACAGAACACATTCTTAAGCGGAATGGAGATTGAAACCGACCCACAGAAGTTAGCTGAAAATGATATTGAGCAGAACGCAAACACAGTAGATTTTGACGAGGACAACATAATTGATGTGGAGCCGACCGACACAGCCGACAAGCAGTCAGAGGAACTACCGCCATTCATGCAGAGTGAGGAGAGCTGATATGAGAGTAATTTCACAGGATGGAACAATTGATGTTCCTTATGATTATTTTTCATTATCTGTAGCCAGTGGGAAATATGAAGATGTAGAAGTAGCATATATCCATTGCCACAATTTATCATCGCCGAATGGCACAAAGTTGGCTGAATATTCCACCGAAGCAAAGGCAATTAAGGCCATGGAAATGTTAAGGACGTCTTATAAGTGGAACTTAGCAATGGGTTTAATGTCAGAAAAAGCTAGGAGAGTTTTCGCCAATGCTGAAAGCAGCATGAGTAATATGGAGATAATGGTGGATATTAGCGAAGAACTAACAGAATTTGAATATTTTCAGTTTCCACAGGATGATGAAATCGAGGTGTAAATATGAAACAAAATCCAATAATAATTGCGTGCGAATTGTGCGGAAAACCACAGCCAAAAGACGAATCACGTTCTAATGAAAATTGGAATGTTTATGATGCAAAAGCTGTTTGCGAGTGTGGTGGAAAATTCAAAATAATGTTAAGAAAAGATGCGGAGAAATTAAGGAATGAAACTTAAATGTATCGCAACAGGAAGTACAGGTAATACATATGCCTTAATCAGCAACACAGGAGAAATCCTATTACTTGATTTGGGTGTGTCAGAAAAGACTATCAAAAAGGGTATTGATTGGAAAATATCAAATGTTGTTGGAGCTGTAATTTCGCACGGGCACAAAGACCATTCTCTATCAGTTGAGGATTTTAAGTCAATGGGAATACCAATTTATGCACCATATTTGAAGATTGATTATATGTCAATGAATATGGGTGAATTTACAGTAAAGCCCTTTGACCTAACAACAATAGACGGAAGCTGGACACATACCAATGCAGACGGAACACCTTGTCCGATATACGGCTTTCTGATAACCCACAAGGAAATGGGAAGAATGCTTTACATAACCGATTGTGAATTAATCAAGTGGAAGTTTAAAGACATAAACCACATTCTCTTAGGCGTGAACTATGACAAGGATTTAATCGACAGAGACAACACAGGCAAAGCTAATCACGTTTTCAGAGGTCATTTAAGCATTGACACAGCTTGTGATTTTGTTAAGGCAAATTATTCAGATAGCTTGCAGAACGTCATAATGTGCCATTTATCAAGTGAAAATTCTGATAGAGATAGTTTTATCGAGAAGATGAAGAAAGTTGCTTATGGGGCGAATGTGGATGTTGCGGAGCGCAACAAGGAATGGCTACTTGCTAATCCCAATAAGTGCCCTTTTTAGAAAGGAGATAATGACTATGAATTTCAAATGGAGCGAGGAGGAAGTCCTTTTATTAAAAGATAAATATTCTTGCTCAACAAATGATGAATTAATTGCCTTATTTCCTAATAAAACATTTTTGGCAATCTATAAAAAAGCTTATTCGCTTAACTTAAAGAGAGATGAAGAAATTAAGTTTTTGAACAGGTCAAAGGCTAAAAGTGGTAAAAATGCTAGTAATTGGAATGGCGGTGTTAGGAGAACAAGCAAAGGATATATACAAATATTAATGTCGGAACATAAAAGAGCAGATAAAGGCGGGTACGTTATGGAACATATCGTAGTTTATGAAAAAGCCACAGGAATAGAAGTGCCACGAAATTGTTGCATACATCATTTGAACGGGATAAAAAATGATAACAGAATTGAAAATTTATGTATGATGACAAATTCAGCACACACAATATATCATCATACAGGGCAAAAAAGAAGTGAAGAAACTAGAAAACGAATTTCAGAAAGCAAGAGGAAAAAATATGAATAAAGTGATAATTTCGGGGAGAGTTGTTAGGGATGCTGATGTTAGATATTCACAGACAGCAAACGGAAGTATGGCGGTAGCAAGGTATACATTAGCTGTTGACAGAACTTTTAAGAAAGAGGGCGAACAGGCAGCAGACTTTATTAGCTGTATCGCATTTGGCAAGAACGGAGAATTTGCAGAGAAGTATTTGCACCAAGGAACTAAGATTATCATTGAGGGCAGATGGCAGACCGGCAACTACACTAACAAGGATGGACGAAAAATCTACACTAATGATTGCGTAGTTGAAAGACACGAATTTTGCGAAAGCCGTGCCAATCAACAGAACAATAGTAATGGAATTATAGGTAGAAACAGTCCAAGTGCTGATTCAGATTCCTTTATGTCAATCCCTGATGGTATTGACGAGGAATTACCATTTAACTAAAGAGGTGGAAGTATGAGATTGATTGACGCGGATGCACTAAAGAAAGATTTAGAATCGGTTACTTTAAGTAATGGAACTTTGCTCAGTACAAATACAGTATTGCTATTACTGGATAAATATCCGACCGCCTATGATGTAGATGCTGTTGTGGAACAGTTGAAAGAAACTAAGGCTTATATGCTATATGAGAATATGAACGCTGATGTTAAGTGGATTGATAAGGCAATCGAGATAGTAAAGGCAGGTGGTAACGCTTGAATTATCAGAACATAGCAAGAGCCAAGGCGATAGAACAGGAAAACAAAAAGCGACTATTGAAGCTGAATCCAAAGCTGAATGACAGGAGTGGGATTTACTTCCTACTCCGAGAAGATGAAAACGGTTTTAAGTATGCTTATATCGGACAGGCGGTACATACACTTAGCAGATTGGCAAGCCACCTTGTAGGATATCAACAGCACATAGACCTTAGTTTACGCAAACATAAGCTGTATGACAAAGAGAAAAATCCTTATGGTTGGCGAGTTGAATTTCTGAATTTCCCCGAAAGTCAGCTTGACGAGAAAGAGAAGTATTACATTAAGCTATATGCTGATAAAGGTTATCAGCTTAGAAATGTCAGTTTAGGTGGTCAAGGAGAAAATCGTGCTAGTGGTTCAATAGGCGAAAGAAAAGCGCCTAAAGGCTATATGCAAGGCATACAGCAAGGCAAAAAGGTGTTAGCAAGGGAATTATCCTCTATCGCTGAAAAGCATCTTATAATCCGCTTAAAGCCCGAAAAAGAGCATAACAAGGTATCACAGAAGCAATATGAGAAATTTATGGATTTATTGAAAGCGGGTGATTCAGAATGAGTAAAGCGTACAAATGTGATGCTTGTGGCAAATTTTGTAGCAATTGTTATAAAATAACAGGCTTTGATATTTACCCTGGCGATTACGCAGAAAGAGGCTATTCAAATGTTAATGAAAAGACAGTGATAAGTGACTTATGCGAAGATTGTTACAACGATATCAAGAGCTACATTCACGATAAGATATTTGAAAGAGCCAAAAAGCATATAAAGGGTTTAATTAACTAAAACTCAAAGAAAGTAGGTGATTCGGAATGAAAAGAAATGATTGCATAGAAGTATTAGACCACTTAAAAGAAAAGCTGAAAGAAAAAGATATAATTGCTGTACAGGATAGTGAAGATAATTATAAATGTCCTGTGTGCGGTCAGATTTTTACAGGAGAAGATATTATTAAATACTCTTACAAGTGGTGCTATAGCTGCGGTCAGAGAGTAGATTTTACTCTTCCGAGAAACAGATTTAATTAACTAAAAATCAAAGAAAGGAAATAAAAATGGAGATTAACGTTGATAAATCAATAGTTTCCAAAAGCATAAAGCATTACGGCGAGGGAATGCAGTCTGTGGTATGCATGGAAGAACTTTCCAAGCTGTCACAGGCAATTAGCAAGGAAATTAGAGGTATAGGTGACAGGAGCAATCTTGTTGAGAAAATGGCAGATGTAATTATCTGTTTGGAAATTTTGAAACAGATTTTTGCAGTCACAAATGTTGAGATTGAAGAATGGGTGAAATTCAAACAGGGGCGCAACTTGAAGCGTATAAACCACGAGGAAAAAGATTAAAATACATCAACCGAAACTTGAAGAAAATAGGAGATTAATTAAATGGCAGAACGTAGAATGTTCACAAAAAAAGTCACTGATGATGATAATTTCATGGCTTTATCATCAAGTGCGCAAGCCTTATATTTGCATTTATCTATGTCTGCTGATGATGACGGATTTTGCAATCAGGTATCAGTTTCCATGTTCAAAGCTCACGCAAGTGTAGCTGATTTACAACAGCTATTGGAAAAAAGATACATTTATCAGTTTGATAATGATGTGATTGTAATTAAGCATTGGCGCATGGCAAACGCTTTGAGAAAAGACCGGTATACACCAACGAATTTTAAGGAAGAATTGGCAAAATTAAAGATAAAATCCAATGGCGCATACACATTTTCTGACGATGGTTGCCGTGTGGTTGCCAATGGGTTGCCAGATGGTTGCCAAGTGGTTGCCACTTGTCTGCCACAGGATAGTATAGGTAAGGTAAGTATAGATAAGAATAGTATAGTTAAGGATAGTAAAGATAAGGATATAAAAGAAAAAGATATTGATAAATCAATATCTAAAAAGAAAACTGTCTACTACCCTGATGATGAAATGCTGGAGAGTGCTTTTCAGGAATATCTGACAATGCGAAAGAAAATCAAAAAGCCAATATGCACTGAAATGGCATTACACCGAGCTATGAACACTATCGAGAGACTTTCAAAGGGCGATAATGATTTAGCTGTTAAAATTCTTAATCAGTCAGTAGACCATTGTTGGCAAGGGCTATTTGCACTAAAGGACAATGAGCCACATTCAGCTAACAAAGGCACCATTGATTGGGACAATGTGTAAAGGAGTGATAATAAATGACAGTAACTTGTAATAAATGTGGAATTGTGAATGGGTTTATCGAGGAAAAAGGTACACAAGTAGGTCTGTATTGCAATAAGTGCGGTAAATGGATAAAGTGGCTGACCAAAGATGAGGCAAGGCTGTTTAAGCACAATGAAGCACAGATGTTAAACGAAAACAGGCAAGCCGGATATAACCACGGATATACAGTTGGCTACAATGAAGCTGTTGACGATGTTGTGAAATTATTTAAATCAAAGACAACAATGGAAAACAATCTTATTGAGGAAATTGCAGAACATCTAAAGGTGGGTGGCGATTCTTGACAAGAGACGAGGCAGTTAAAATCATTCGTATAATGTGCGATTGCTACCCCAATTACAAGCCGAGCAATTTATCAGAGACAGTAGATGTATGGAATATGATGTTGGAAAATTGCACTTATGAACAAGTATCAGTCGCACTTAAAGCATATGTTTTTTCCGATACAAGCGGATTTGCACCGAGCATCGGACAGCTAATTAACAAACTGCATGAGGTTCAATCCCCACAGGAGCTTAACGAAATGGAAGCATGGTTGCTTGTCAGCAAGGCACTGCGGAATGGCTATTATGGTGCAGTTGAAGAATTTAATAAGTTACCACCACTCGTACAAAAGGCTGTCGGGAGTCCTGATAATCTTAGAAACTGGGCACTGACGGACATAAACAGCATTGAAAACGTAGTACAGTCAAATTTTATGAGAACTTACAGGGCGGTTGTTAATCGAGCAAAGGAATATCAAAAAATGCCAAAGGATATAAAGGCATTGATTGAAAATACCAATAGAAGCTCGTATTCGGCTCAAATCGGCTCTAAAAATCAACAGACGATAAAATTATCGCTTGAAGATAAAGAAAGCCAAAATAAGCCGATTAAAGGCATTCCAATGCCAGAAGAAATTAAGGAACGTATCGAGCAGATGAAAAGATAGGAGGAAAGAGGTTTGTGCGCACAATTAAAGCTGGCTTTACTCCTAGCAAAAAATGATAAAAGACAAGTATTCTAGGCAGAGATATGAAGAACGAAAGGCTAGTAACCTTTGCGTGCTTTGCGGAAAGCCGCTTGATAGAGAAGGCGTGGTTTGTACGGCATGTAACAGCAAACGCACAGCATATGGTCGAGAACTTTATAAAAGATTACAGGCAGTTGGTGTTTGCCCTAGATGTGGCAAGAACTTGCTGTATGGTGACGAAAAAAGCTGTGTTGAGTGTAGGGCAAAATCAGCCGAAGCCATGTCAAAGATACGTGCTGCTGATGTTGAAAAATACAATGAGCGACAAAAAGTATGGCGAAAAGCACGATACGAAAAAGACAAGAAAAATGGCATATGCACACGCTGTCGCAAAAGGAAAGCAGACCCGGGACATACCACTTGCACATTTTGCCGGGAAACAATGAGAAGAGCACACGTTAAAATGCCCGAAAGAACCGGCAGATATGAACAAGGACTATGTTTTTTCTGCGATAATCCGGTAAAACCCGGATATAAAGTTTGTGAAATGCACTATCAGAAGAACGTTAAGAATGCAACTTGTGAAAAGGCAAACTTGGCGCGGCAGAAGATAAAAGAGAGGAATCCACAATGGATTCCTTGAAAGATTTTTACGATTTTTACCGACCACTGCAAAGAAAATATGACTTGCAAATGATTTACAAAACCAATAGCAAGGAAGCAAAAATAACTATCCGGTGGCGCGGTAAAGAACTTGTAAAAGTCACAGAAGAAACTACAGAAGCCTGTTTTAACAGAACGAGACGAGAACTTGAAGAAAGAATGAAAAAATATGAGCAACAAACTGAAACCAAAGAAAAAGCACAAAGAGCCGGATTTTACATGGACAAAATCCGAAAGAGTTACGCTGAAAAACAGCAATAACCGCAGAAAGCTCGTAAGGCGGTCTTTCACAGACTTTATGGACTTGGGTTACTATGTACTGTATTTACATCATGGGTTTGGCAATAAGCGCATTGTACGGCTTGAAAGAACCATAAATGAGTACCTTGAAAGGGCACAGACCGAAAATGAAATGAAAACTGAAACGCTTGCTGAACTTTTGAAAGTCAGATACGGCATTGATGTACAGAAAGAGATTAATTTAATCCCAATGCAGCAGTTGATTAGAATTTATCAGAGAAATAATCCACTTACGATAAACGACACGAGGCAGCTTTTAAATGACACGGCATACAGCTACATGGTTTTAGCGTGTACGGCACTTAAATTGATGTTTAAATTGCCGGTTAGAGAAATTAAAGAGTTTATCGCAGAATTTAGGGACTTAATCGACACGCTGTATAAATTTAATCAATTCGGTCTGGCATTGCCGAAGGTGGCACAATGCCTTGCTGATGAAGTTAATTACGTTGATGAAAGGTACATAAAGGTGATTGATTAATGAGTTATGTGCGGGAAAATGATAGTACACAGAATGCTCATATAAAGTATTCAAACGATAATAGGCAAAAAGCCTACATGGAAAAACACAGAGACAATAAGGCATACGAGAGGTTTAAACACATGCCAGATTATGGGAAAGGAGTATCAAACAATGACAAATAGAGAGAAATTCACAGAACAGATTTTAGATATTGCTTGTGGTGGTAGCAAAATAGCAGTTGACAAAGCAACATTAGAGCCGATAGCGTGCAACAGCTTAGAGTGCAGAGATTGTTTATTCTATACTGAATGTTGCAAAGGCGCAAGAAAAAAATGGGCAAATAGTGAATATGTTGAACCACCTATTGACTGGACGAAAGTTGCAGTTGATACACCGATACTGGTAAGCGATAGCAACGACCACAGATGGCTTAAAAGGTATTTTGCAAAATATGAGAATGGAAGCGTTTTCGCTTGGAATGGTGGAAGAACATCGTGGAGTAGTGAGGGGCATGCAACAGTGTGCGAACTAGCTAAACTTCCGGAAAGGAGCAGTAATGAATATTGATGAATTTATAGAACATACAAAAGAAAAAGCAAGAGAGCATAGATACCATGCGGATTTCTTTGAGAGTGATAATCCTATGAATACAGCTTGTGTTAAAAGCGCAGAAGATTGTGAGCAGTTAGCTGAATGGCTTGAACAGTTGAAAGAGTATAAGCAGTTAGAGGAGCAGGGCAGACTTGTTAAATTGCCTTGCAAGGTGGGAGATATGCTTTATTATCCCGAAAAGTTATTTGATATAGTTGTACCAGTAAGGCTAAACGAAATTATCATATCCTTTTTGGGTATTGATACATATTCATATCAGTATAATTGTTGTAGTTTTGACGAATGCGGAGATGTTTATGAAGAATATGATTTTGACACAAACGACTTTGGAAAAAGTATATTCCTCACAAAAGCAGAAGCCGAAGCAAAACTGGAAGAATTAAGAGGTGGAGAATGAATAAAAGAAAAGCAATACCTAAAAAAGTGAGACAATCTGTATATCTCATGTATAACGGACATTGTGCTTATTGTGGCACAGAAATAGCTTACAAAGATATGCAGGTAGACCATGCAACACCGCTTAGGATAGGTGGAGCAGACGACATTTCAAATTACATGCCAGCTTGTAGGAGCTGCAACCACTATAAAGCCACTTTAGATGTCGAGGGATTTCGAAGGTATCTTTCAGAAATACATAAAAGGCTTATGCGTGACAGCATACCTTATCAAGTGGCGGAGCGGTTTGGAATCGTTAAGTATGTGTCTGACGATGTAAAATTCTATTTCGAAGAATTGAGAGGTGGAGAATGACAATTAGTGAGTTTTTCAAAGAGAAATATTCAGCAAGAAAAGATAAAGACAACATGTATGGTGTTGGCATGAGTGATGCCGAATTCCGGCACTTCATCATTGAGTATTTGTTACCGGACGGCTGGTGCGTCTCAGACCCACTTGGACAGTCACAAATCAATGAGATTGCCATTTATGAAATTCTTGAAAAACATTCTAAGAAATTCAGAAAAGAGCACAAGAAATATTTAAAAGAATTGAGAGGTGGAGAATAATGTGTAGTAGCAAACAAATAAAAGAGCTTGCGGAATGTAATGCTGTTTACGAGTTTGAAAAGACAGTAAATATGTATGGTAAGGAGTATATAAGATACTATTATAACAAATTGGCTGAATTGAATGGCAGTATTAATAGCACTTGCAACTGCCAGCACAACAGTAACCCAAGGGAGAATGAGCCTTGTTACACATTTGATTGCAGAACAGCAAAGATAAATAAAGCTAGGGTAAACAGCTTAGAAATAATCGCACGAATGCTAGATGATAAGCCTTATTATGAATTGAAGTACAGACAGGTTGGTAAAAAGGATTATTCTATCGGATATAGCTCTTACGATTTAAAGACTGTATTAGGTTACATTGATGAATATTTTGAAATTGTGGAAAGTGATAAACAGACTAATGCCGACAGGATAAGAAATATGTCAGATGAAGAGTTAGCGAGTGTGCTATTTAGTGGTTGTATTGATTCTATGGATTTGGAAGAGTGCCCTTATGCTAGTGAAGGTGAACTCGATAACAATAAAATCAGAAAAATATGTAAAAATTGCACACTTGATTGGCTTAAATCAGAAGCAGAATAGGAGGACATTTATGAGTAAATTAATTTTTTTCATAATTTTTATTGGAATTGTTATCGTGGGAATTGGTACGACAGATTAGGAAAAAGCAGAGTTATTAGAAAAGTGAGGTATGAATATGAAAGAGAGTGAAGCAAGCACAATCTTGAAAACAGAAATAGTACATCATCCAGAGTATTCAATTTTTGCAGAAGCGCTTGGTATTGCAATACAGGCACTTGAAAAGCAGGTACCGAAGAAACCAGATTTTACAGAAGATAAAGAATTTGCTTTATGTCCTTGTTGCAATGGTAAGGGCTTACTTAACAAGCAGAAATATTGTGATAATTGCGGTCAGAAAATAGACTTTGATTGGAGTGATGCAGAATGACCAACATAACAACAGTAGTATACACTGCCCTCATAGTATTCGGCATAATCGGTCTGACAGAGGTAGTGCTTGCATGGTACGACATTCACGGACGAGATAAGACTGATGATGATATACAAGAGCAGTGGTGTAGTGAAAATATTAAACATTAATTAATTTATCAGAAAGGAATAGGTTGTGCGCACATAAAACCGAGGTTTCCTTTTGGTAAGAGAAAATGAATTTTGACAATTACTCTTGTGATAATCAAATGAGCATATTTGACTTCACAAGAGAACCAATTAGCATTACAAAGCCTATCCGCTTGATAGAATTATTTGCCGGCTACGGAAGTCAGGCAATGGTACTAAAGAGAATAGGTGCTAAATTTGAGCACCACAGAGTTGTGGAGTTTGATAAGTATGCCATAGCAAGCTATAACGCAGTGCATGGCACAGATTTTCCTACAATGGATATAACTAAGGTTCATGCAGAAGATTTGAATATCTGCGACACAAATGCATTCACTTACTTACTTACTTACTCATTCCCTTGTACGGATTTATCAGTTGCCGGAAAACAAGCTGGAATGTCCAAGGGCAGTGGTACAAGAAGCGGTCTGTTGTGGGAAGTTGAAAGAATACTAACAGAAATCAGAGATAGTAACGGAGAATTACCACAGATTTTATTCATGGAGAATGTGCCACAAGTACATAGCCAGGATAATATGCCCGATTTTAGGAAGTGGCTAGATTTCCTTGAAAGCTTAGGTTACACAAATTACTATCAAGACTTGAACGCTAAAAATTATGGTGTAGCGCAAAATCGTGAAAGATGTTTTATGTTTTCATTCCTGGGCGAGTACAATTACCATTTCCCACAGCCCATACCACTCAAAAAGAAGTTAAAAGACTATCTCGAGGATAATGTAGATGAAAAGTATTACATTAACAATGAAAAGGCTGACAAGCTGATAAAACAGCTTATTGACAACGGCACATTACCACAACACAATCTTGACAGACAGACAGACAGACAGACAGACAGACAGACAGACAGACTTGCGTTGACGGAACAATCAATAAGCCACAACAGAGAGAAGTTGCGAACTGTATCAAGGCAAGATATGACTGTGGAATATCAAACTTGCGGTCAGATGGAAACTTGGTTGTTAAAGGATATGGGAGAGACGGCAGAAAAACAGATTGATGTAGCCGTAACTCTTAGGGCAAGAGATTATAAAGGCCTTGATAATTATGGAAGTAATGGAGTGATTGAATGGAAAAACTAACAGATGCTATCGGAATAACGCTTTTTGAAAGCAAAAAATTCGGTGGCGAAAAGGTACTTAGGGGGGGGATTTGCCCTACCCTAAGAGCCAATAAAACAAGTAGCGGAGTGATTGAAGTAATGGCAGATGTAAATGTAATAGGCTCTCTTGAATCAAAATTTGAGAGTACCAACAGAATTTATGATGTGGGGGGGTGCAGTCCAACATTGAGTACAATGCAAGGCGGTAATCAAGAGCCAAAAATACTTGAAGCAAAGCAGTTAGGATTTATGGATAATGGTACAGGCAAACATCAATCAAACACAGTATATGATGAAAATGCACTTTGCCCTAATATCACAACAGTTGAGGGCGGTGGCACGCAACAGATTAAGGTGTGTGAAAGTCAGATAGTTGCTATGCGTGGCAGAAATCCCGATAATCCGTCAGATAGAACTGCGGGAAGTCCGACAGAACAGCGGTTAGAAGCGAATACACAAGGCACAAGTAATTGTTTGACAAGTGTGCAGAAAGATAATTTATTACTTGAAAAACCTCAATATCGTATCAGAAAACTGACACCGAGAGAGTGTGGACGGCTGATGGGTGTATCTGATGAAGATATTGACAAAATGGCAGCAGTAAACAGCAATACGCAGTTGTATAAGCAGTTTGGCAACTCGATAGTGGTAGATGTTATGTGTGCTATGTTTAAAAATCTGAATATCAAGCAAGGAGATAACAATGAAACACTACAAACCAATTAAATGTGTAGTCTGTAGCAAGGTATTTACACCGACCGCAGCTAACCAAAATACGTGTTGTGAAGCACATAGACAGCAGAGAGCTACGGAATTAAGAAAAATCAGAGAAAAGAAAAGACTCAAAAGAAAGCCCACCAAGAAAAATAAACTTGCGGAAATCTGCGAGATTGCTAAGAGTAAGGGCATGAGCTACGGACAATATATGGCAGAGCAATATAAAAAGGAAGTGATGATAAGATGAATAGCAGAACTATAAGCGATATAGAGCCGATTGAAAGACAATGTGTATATGAGGATAACAAGCCGTGTAACAGCTCATGCCGATACTCAAATACTTGTATACACAGTGCAAGCAAAACCGAAGAATAGGAGATAATAGGCTTATGAAGTTTTCAAAACTTACTAAGCCGGAACTTGAAGAGATTATGAAAAATGCCAATTTCACCAATGAGGAAGCGGAAGTTTTTGAGTTGCTAGTTGCTGATAAAAGCCTTGAAGAAGTATCACAGAGATTATTAATCTCGAAAACGACCACTTCCCGGAGAGTGGCAACCATTAAGGAAAAGATAGAAAGGAGTCAGGCGATGATTAACAAAGTACCAATATGGGAAAAAGTAACGCTGACGATTGATGAAGCTGCGGAATACAGTAATATCGGAGTGAACAAGCTCCGAGAAATAACAAACAACCCAAGGTGCCAATTTGTTATGTATGTCGGAAAGAGACGATTAATCAAGCGAAAAGAGTTTGAAAAGTATATCGCAGAGTCGATAGAGATATAATCAAATGTGGACTTATGTAGCCTTATGTGATATTATAATAAATTGCATAAGGCTTTTCCATAAGTGAAAGGAGCGAAAATTTAATATGGGAAAGGACTTGAAAGGTAAAGAACTAGGTAGAGGCATTAGTCAGAGAAAAGACAAGTACTATGTTGGCAGATACACGACAAGGAGTGGAAAGCGAGTGCAGAAATTATTCGCTAAACTGCAAGAGTGCAAAAAGTGGCTTGCCGATGAGCAGTACACTGATGAGCACAGCAACCCCGACTTTCCGTCTGACATGTTGGTTGATGCATGGTTTGACTACTGGATAAGCGTTAAGAAGCGCACAGTAAGACCGAACACGCTAAGAAATTACACTGAGAGATACAAACGCAACATAAAGCCTGTTATCGGAAATAAGATACTGCGAGAGGTTAATACGCTCCACTGTCAAAAGATAATGACTAATATGGCTGACGAGGATTACAGAACGGCAACGATATATCAGACGCGCATAGCGCTATACAACATGCTTGACTATGCATATCAAAGCGAGATTATCCCCAAAAATCCGTGCAACCGCATGGTGAAATCCGACATAGGTAAGGAATCCTCAAAGAAAGAAGCATTGACGATTGAAAATCAGAAAAAATTCTGCGAAGCTATCAAAGGCACATCATATGAGTATCAATACAGATTTGCCTTGCAGACTGGGCTAAGGACAGGCGAGCTTGTGGGGCTTAAATGGGAAGATGTAGACTTTAAAGCCAAAACAATCAAAATCGTCAGGAGCTTAGAGTACAGACATTCAACAGGTGAATGGCGAGAGGGACCGCCTAAGAGCAAATCAGGATATAGGACAATTCCACTCACTGATGAAGCCGTATCGCTATTGAAATTGCAGAAAGCCAAAAATGCTTCATTCAAATTTATTGACATTCAATGGAGAGACAGAGTGTTTCTGTGCAAGACCGGGGCACCTGTGAAAAACAGCACATATGATACCGGAATTTACAAAGCGTGTGACAGAGCACAGATACCGAGATTTTCAATGCACGTATTAAGACATACATTCGCAACAAGATGTATTGAAGCCGGTATGACTCCAAAAACCTTGCAGACAATATTAGGACACTCGAACATAGGTATCACAATGAACCTTTACGTTCACACGACAGACGAGCAAAAGAACTTAGAAATGGGCAGAGTGGCAGAAGCACTCAAAGTAATATAA